TTACATGTTCGCGATAATCGCGTCGCCAAACTCTGAACATTTCAGCAGCTTAGCGCCTTCCATCAGACGTTCAAAGTCATAGGTCACGGTCTTAGCGGCGATTGCGCCTTCGGTGCCTTTAACGATCAGGTCTGCCGCTTCGAACCACTGCATGTGGCGCAGCAGTACATGACTAACTGATATTTATCCCTATGAAAAATCTAATAAAAAATTATAATAATGACATTTTCCCAGCCTCAAACCGCACCATCTAACCAACTGATTTTCCAATAATTGTTTATAGTTTTGGGGAAAATATCCACAATTTAATGAGCTGGTTGGCCCTCAGGCATGTGTCTCAACTAATTCCGCAACTTTCGTCATCTTCTATGCTTTCAGTCTGACAGCTGTAGGTAACTATGTGTGGACATTTGCTCAATCAAAAACTCGTGAGGAATAACCTCGTCTACGTTTTCGAACAGGCGAGCGTGATTTCGTCTTTTCCCCTGATATGATAGGAACCACGCAAATATTCAGCGTTTCTATTCAATGAATATTTTTATACTAGCGTGATATCCATATATTTTTACGCTGATTTATGTTCAATTTTTGAATGCCCTTGAAACTTCACTTTAATTTTGTCATTAGTAAAAACTCGCTCCATTATTTAAATTATTGATCACCATACCTTTCATATTAAGTTCACCCGCGAATACGAGCATACACATTTTAATTAAAAATATTTTGAATTCTCCCTGCAGTTCATTTAAAACCACCTTTGATAAGGTTGGATTTTATGCAGGCCTTTTACGATGAACTCCTTCACCTCCATCCTGCTCAGGCTTAATCAACACACTAACATATTGTTTTATAATAAAAAAATAAAAGTCAAATCAATCATCTTAAAATTTCAATTGAAATGAATTAGATTTAATGATAAAAACACATTAAATAAAATTTAATACAAGTTATTTAACCATGGTTTTATTTTAAACCATTTATCAATGCACACAGAGGTTTTGTATGGTACACGTTTTTACGTATCAACTCGCAATTTTTTTCACTAACACCATTACTAGACCAGATCAATTTCTATCAAAGTTAAACGAATCCTCAGGTAACATTTTCGATTCGATGCCTCAGATTATACCCTTACCACCTGAAATCCCTCCAGAAATTCCTCGAGTTAGTTCAACGAGTGCATCAGGTATTTATAGCATCAACATTTCACTATCAAGAATGGATATAACCATGAATATGGTTGACTCACCTCTAAAGGAAGGCGATGCTATTTCCGATTTCATTCTAAAAGCTAAGTTAATCATCAAAAACATACCTAGTGATGTTCAATTAAATAGAATTGGCATTATAGGTAGCTATTTTGAGTTGGATAAAAACCCAGCGATAACACTCTCACGTAAACTAGCCAAAAAAGATTTGGGCAATGTCTCAGAATTCAATTTAAGATATAACAAGCCATCATCTGATTTCGGCTACACATTTAACAACATTTATTCAATCAACAACGCGCAGATCGATACTCGTTCCATTTCTTCAAATGGAGTCTTCATTCAAAAAGATATAAATAACATGCCTAGCGAGACCCCGATGAGTAAAGATTTGCTCATTGAAATCCTCACTAAAAAAATAAAGGAATTAGCAACAAGCTCTATCGAGGGGATCTTGTAAATGGCTAAAATAAATCCATTTTCATCGTCAAGCTCAGCCTTTGGTTCTTCAGCTAACATGTCATCTTCATCAACTTTACAACTTGATGCAGCATGGAATGCTTTTGAGAGAATGATAGAGGAAAGGTTAGAAGCTATAAAACCTAAATCCGCAGCTCAAATTAAAGCTATTGGTGATAGTAGAAACAAGACAATAATATTTTCCGCAATGACAATAATCTTAGCGATATGTATTTTATCAATTGCAATCATGTATGCACTAGACTCAGTAAAAGGAAGTGAGTTTACGTCAAAAATAATGCCAGTTATAACCGCGATTATTGGAGGTACATTCGGATATTTATCTGGGGAGAAGTCTTCTAAATAGAGTTGTTTTAAAAAATGAATATATAGATAAATAATTATACTTCCTAATTATTTAATACTTTCATATCAGTTGTCTGTCACCGAGGGAGCTCAGCCTTCTTCGTCCTCGTTCCATTAACTCCGGTGTAATGGGGTGTCGGGGGTCGGAGGTTCAAATCCTCTCGTGCCGACCAATAATCCCTAAAAAACCAGACTTTTAAGGCTGGTTTTTTATGTCGGTTTTTTGTACGGGGAGTTAATGGGGAGAAACTCCCGTCAATGACAACCTTTCCGGGGCTATTTTCCTCCCAAATAGATCGAGAACTTTCCGTTCGAACGAGGGGATGAAGCCGAGGGATCTTTGATTGTGACCGCGACTGCGGATCAGTGGCTGGTCGACATCCTCGACCAGCCGGCCGCTCGTTCTGGTTCCTTTAGCCGTAGATGAATGGATGTAACGGAGTATCGAGGGTAAAGAGGCAGAAGAGAACGGCGCAAATGGAACTGTGTCTGTCAACCATTTCATCTGGTACCCTGCATCCCAAGGAGTCGGCAACATTACACATCAATTGAGTTACCTAATAAATAACATTACTATTTGATACCGATTAATACGGCTACAGATATAAGAAAGAATATGTAAAAAAGAGCTTGCAAAACTAAACATACACTTTGATAAACTACACATTTTACAGCACTTCTGTTGCCATGAAGTTTGTCCTGACTCATTTTGTCGAATGTCTTTTTTATCTTCTTCCTCAAAAAATCACTTGGGTATAATTTGATGTAGTCGTTAATAAACTCATTCACATCTACATTTTTTTTACTAACGTATGATATTTCCTGCCCTACCTCATCTCGGGCCTTACAGTTTTCCTCGTATTTTTTAACTCCTCAGTCGAGATCTGAGCCATTCGAATGCTAACAGCAACAGACGAGTGCACTACTATAGAAAAATATTTAGATAAAAAACCAAATACTGCAGACATACACAAAAACAAAACAATACATTTAAATCCTATAATACCAGTATATGGAGTTATTTTATCAATATTCGCAATAATTAATGCAGCAGTACCACCAACGCCAACTAATAACCACATGCTAAATTTATCTAAGATAGAGGTTGTCTCACTTGTGGCCAAGCTAGCTCCATTTATCATTCCTTTGTGAAAATTCTCATGTATTACTGCATCCCATTCTTCAATGGCTTTTTTTAGTTTTTCTTCTTGCATATATTCCTCACAAATTAATATATAATTTCTTGATGTAACATCTTACCGTACTGAAATAATATCTGAAAACCGAGTTGTATACCTCGGGGAAAGCATCTCTCGTTTCATCTGCCAACCGGCCTGTATGCCCTGCCCTGCAAAGTACAACGCCCCTCTCCCATTTTTGGCATTGAGATGATCCAGGACCTCCATTAACTTTTCGCTGTTCTGCCGCGGAGCGTTGTCATCGAACAGGTTTAATTGGGCGACGCCCTGGCTGTAGAAGTCACCAAGCATCACGCCGGCTTTCTGATACCTATGCCCATCTTTCCAGACAGCATCCAGGCACCTGGTCGCCGCGGCGATTATATCCCGGCTGTCCTGGGTCGGGGTCAGCAGCTTGACCGATGCGCTGTTGCCGTAATACGGCTCGTTCAGCGCAAACGGGCTCGTTTTGACAAATGCGGAGATAAACCGGCAATACTGGTGCTCACCACGAAGTTTCTCAGCTGCGCGCGAAGCGTAACTGCATATCGCCTGCCTCATCTCATGGTATTCCGTGATACGCCCACCGAACGACCGACTGCAGACAATTTCCTGTTTTACCGGCGCGAACTCCTCCAGACCGAGGCAAGGTTCCCCGCGTAGCTCCCGCACGGTTCGCTCCAGCACCACATTAAAATGCTTCCTGATAAAACGGATATCAGTATCAGCCAGCTGCAGCACGGTTTTGATGCCCATAGCTTCCAGCTTTTTACTGATGCGGCGCCCGACGCCCCAAACCTCATTCACTGGCAGTGCGGCCATCAACTTACGTTGTTTGTCGATATTTGACAGGTCAACCACCCCGCCGGTTTGCCGCTGCCACCTCTTTGCCGCATGATTAGCCAGCTTCGCGAGTGTTTTTGTTTGGGCGATTCCCACACCTACGGTTAGGTGTGTCCTGCGTAACACTGTCTCACGTATCTCCCGGCCAAAATCGGTAAGGTCCCGGCAGTTACGAACGCCGGTGAGATCACAAAAGGCTTCATCGATACTGTAAATTTCGCACCGCGGTGAAAGCTCTTCTAACGTTGTCATCACCCGGTTCGACATGTCCGCATAAAGCTCGTAATTACTGCTGAAGCAGATCACGCCCTGCCGGCGGAACTGATCTTTTTGTTTAAAGTACGGCTCTCCCATCTTCACGAACGGCTTTGCTTCCGCAGAGCGCGCAATCACACAACCGTCGTTATTCGACAGGACGACCACCGGCCGCCCTTTCAAGTCGGGCCGAAACACGGTCTCGCAGCTCGCATAAAATGAGTTCACATCACAGAGCGCGAACATCTCAGCCCGCCGCTTTAATTATGTAGGTAACGACGCCAAAAATATCGAGCGTGTCTTCACTCCCGACGACGATCGGGGAATAAGCGCTGTTCATAGGGTTAAGCTGAACTGTCGGTCGCAGCTGCAATTTTTTAACGGTGAAATCCCCCTCGACAGAAGCAATCACGATATCGCCATGCTCAGCCTTACGCGAGCTATCGACGACTAGGAGATCGCCCTCACTGATACCGCCCTCGATCATGCTGTCTCCGGCGGCCTTAACGAAATATGTAGCGCTGGGGTGATTAATCAACAACTCGTTGAGATCAATTCGCTGTTCAACATAATCCTGAGCCGGGCTGGGAAATCCGCACTGCACCGGGTCACTGAATAGCGGTATAAATAGGACCTCTCGGAGCTCAGTTGGTGTGTAAAACTTCATAACGCACTTCCTCATGTTGACACTGTTCATGCATACAGTATATATACTGTAATTATACCCAGTAAATAGGAGCGCGAAATGTTTGTGGAACTGATTTACGACAAGAGAAACTTTGAGGGGATGGCCGGTGCAAGGGAGACAATTACGGCTGAATTAACTAAGCGAGTCCACAGGATTTTTCCCGATGCCGAGGTCCGTGTAAAGCCGATGATGACTTTGCCGGCGATCAATACCGATGCCAGTAAGCACGAAAAAGAGCAAATCAGCCGGGTTGTCCAGGAGATGTTTGAAGAGGCGGATATGTGGATGATGGAGGAGTGATGGAAATTGCGAATGTGATTGTCTCCGGGGTGCGCATCTACCTCCCTCCGGATAACATTTTACCCAGGCCTTCAACTGATATGCTGACCTTTGCCGTCGTTAAGGACCCAGGCCTTATCTCTGACTACATTCTGATGGTGCATAAGAATGGTCGCTGGGAACTGGCCACACCAAATTTTTACAAGGAAACCGAACAGGCCATCATGGCAGCTGTGAAAATCGGTGAAAAAGTTTGGCAGTAGTTTCCACATTTAAGAGCTTTCCGGGCTACGTCAGTAAACGAAGCGCGAGTAAAATATCAAATGCTGTTCACTGCCTATGCAGCCTTGATCACCTACGCGCTCTTGCATACGGCGCGCAGGTGATCATCCTCACCGTGCAGGTAAATATTTGTAGATCGTCTTCACCCCTACCCCTATCACGTCGGCCACCTGCTGCCGGGTCGCGCCAGCGATTAACAATTCTTCCGCCCGGTTGACGATAGCGCGGGTCATGATTTTACGACGACCGCCGATCCTGACACGTTCGCGAGCTGCGGCCAGACCTGCGCGAGTACGTTCGATGTTTAGCTCTCTCTCCATTTCAGCTAATGCACCCATAACATGGAAGACAAACCGGCCAGCTGGCGTTCCGGTATCAAAACTGTCTGTGAGACTACGAAAGTAAATTCCCTTCTCCTGCAGTTCCCCCACCAGCTTAATCAGGTCCCACATTCGACGGCCAAGTCTGTCTAGTTTCCAGACCACCAGCGTATCCCCTTTTTTGAGGCGTTTTAACGCCCTCTTTAAACCCGGCCGCTTCGTGTTCTGGGCTGAGAAAAATTTAAGCCAGATGTAACCTGACAGATACCTGTATAAATAACCGGTAACTGTCAGATCAGGTCTGAGCTAATACAATTTATGCCAGCAGCAAAGTGATTAAAGACTCGCTTTCCAGCAGTACAGACCGCCGTGATCGTATGTCGATGCACCGTTACCCAGACCTTCATACAAATCGGAACGGTCAAAGGAAAGCATGAAAAGCTCTGTTTCATCTCCATTGGTGAACGGGACCAGCGTGCACCATGGCCCGGTTGTGTTCGGAGCCAGATACACATCCTGCACAAATTCACCCAGGAACGTCAGACCTGCCTCATACTTGCGCAGATGCATCCGGTTGGCCGTTCCCCCGCTTGTCAGATAGACAGTTTCTCCGAAATGCACAAACTGGTTGCCTGTATCGCGCACGCCAGCAGGGACTTCGGCTGTCGTATATTCCTGCACAATACCGTCGTACAGCGTCGGGCTCCGGAAGGTTTTGCATCCGCTGGAAATGGTGTTTCCCGTCATCACCCACTGGCTGCTCGAAGCTTCATAGTAGAAATCGATATCCTCCACGTAGCTTGCCCCGATCCCGAAAAAACTGCCGTTCGCGTTCTTCATCTGCACAGAGTTTCTGACGATGATCACGCCGCCCTGCAGCAAGTCCTGTTTCGTCTCAAAGTACAGTTTTGGCCGGTTGTTATCGGCCAGCCCTTTCCCCTGATAGTCCATACCGCACGAGATGCCCTTCCAGCTCTGACTGTTCCGGTCATACACCGCCTTGATACTGTCATCACCCAGCACGACATCCTCATCGGTTCCGTCAGTCCGCACCTGGAAAATCGCGCCAATCATCTGGACTTCACCGCTGTTGAAGTTGATACGGACTATCTGGGTGTACAGGTCGGAGATAGTGGTCCCTGTTCCCTCAACGAGAAAATAAAGCCAGTTACCGCGCTGAATAAACGTTCCGTCTTCATAGGTCAGAAAGCGAATGGAGACGGAATTCGCCCCGCTGGCAATTCGGTTTGAAAAACCACTAAAGACAGCAACATCACTGGCCGAATATGCATCCGTTTGTGCGAACACGTACGTTTTCCACGTATCCAGGTATTCCAGCTTGCGGGCATCAAAGATGGCATAGTGCTCATAGCGACCAATCCATTTCCACGTTCCGTCAGCGTTCACTTTCTTCAGCAGCAGTGACACCCCGGTATTTTGCACCTGAAGCACTGCGCCGGTCATATCCGAACCGGCGAACGTGGTGGTATCAAGCAGACTCCCTGCGGCATAGATTTCACAGATAACCTGGCTGTTCGAGACGCGGACCGAAACACTGTTCTGCTGGTCAACATCCGCGAACATTATCCCCATCGTGGCATTGCCTGCCAGCCTGTCGATCGCGATCTCACTGGTTGCAAAGGGCATATAGCGATCCGCGAACATCACCACCCGGCCATTTGCTGTCGGGTTACGGAAAGAGACCTTTCCTGTTGACCAGGAATAAGCAAACACATTCCCGGCGGTGATATCGTAAATATTGCTCTGCAGATTCCAGGGATTGTTTTCCAGGTCCATGAAAGAGAGCATGAACGAGTCAGCGGCATTGTAAAAATCGCGACGCGCCCACTGCTTAGTGAAAGTGTATTCCAGAGGGTTGCTGAAACTGTCGAAATCAGGCGTCTTTTCAGGCAGCCCGGATAAATCGACATGGTAAGGCGCGTTAAAAACTTTTGCTTTTGCCTGACTGCTCCGTGTGGACTGCTCAATCATGGCGGACACGTCATTGACTCTGGCGACCTGATTGGGATAAATCTTCCTGACGGCGTATACGGGATCGGTTGTTTTTCTGACGCGCACCGCAACGTAACCGTCCTGTGTGGCCACTCCGCGATACGTTGCCGTCACATATCCGCCGCCCGATTTGAAGGTGAAGAGGTCCGACACCCATCCCTTGTCCGCGTCACATTGCATGATATAGGCGATAAGTTCTCCGACGGTGGCGGAGCCGTACTGCCCGTACATCTCGACAGAATCGCCTTTCCGCACCGGGATGTAATACATCCGCCAGGCACTGTAAGCAGAGCCGGAGACGATATTACCGCCGCTGTACATCACTGAGTTATCAGCAATGACTGATGCCACGCTGGTATAGTCGACAGTTTTTACCGACCCTCTCAGGTCTGATGCAAGGGCTTTATCCTGAGACGTCCGTGTTATGGTTGCCGCGGGTGTGGTGACGCGTACGCGCACGTAAACGAAACCATCCTGGGTTGCCACGCCGGACATTACGCCATTGCTGGTGACACCCGGTGACGTATAAGTAGCAAGATTAGCCACCACTGCCATTGCCGCATCCAGCTGAATGATATAAGCAATAACCTCGCCTGCCGTGCCGGAGCCGATTTGCCCGAAATAGCGCACGATATCCCCCGCGCGAACAGGAACATACGCTGCTTTCCAGTTCTCACCTGCGGTGTCAGAAATCAGCCCGCCGGAGTATATAACCCGCCCCGGGATAGTGTATGTATCCGGTGCACTGGTCACGTCAAGGGTTGTTCTGTTAGCCGCAGCAATATCGGCCGGGTTCATTACAGCGTATACGTTGCCGGGCAGGGAAAACAGTTGCGTTGTCTTTGTAATGGTTGCTGCAGGATCAGTCAAACGCACCCGGACATAAACAAAACCATCCTGTGTGGCGACACCAGTCATAACACCAGCGCTGGACGAGCCGGGCGAAGTATAGGTGGCGAGTGGCGCCACAAATTTCATCGCACTGTCGAGCTGGATGATATAAGCCAGTACCTGGCCAGAAGTGCCGGAGCCGATTTGGCCGTGATACTGAATAACCTCTCCTGCTTTCACGGGCAGATAAGCTGCTTTCCAGCTATCTCCTGCGTTGTCCACCACCGAACCATCCGCTGACATGACACGCCCGATAATATATGTGGTGGTTGAAGCATTCGTGACATCCGTAGTCACGCGGTTGGCCGCATTCACAGACGTTACAGTTTTGACGCCGAATACATCTGCGCCGGGTGTGAACCGCTCTCTGCTCTGATAAATCGCCGCTTCCGGCGTGGTCACCCGTACACGGAAGTAAGCGAAACCGTCCTGGGTTGCCACGCCCGCTAAAACACCTGTCTTTTGGACTCCTTCCGACGAATAAGTCGCCAGATTCCCCACCACATTAAGGCTGGCGTCGAGCTGAATTATGTACGCCATCAGCTCGCCGGGTGTGGCGCTGCCAATCTCACCGTGATATTCGAGAACATCCCCCTTTTTTACGGGAACGTAAGCAGCACGCCATGACTCTCCGGCCGCATCTGTGCGGGTACCATCGGCATAAATCACCCGCCCGGTCACCCATGCAGTACTCTGAGATGAAGTAATATCGACAAGCGGTTTATTCGCCAGCACGTTCTGATAGCTGGCATAGCTCGCCACACCACCACTGAAGTCAATATCGGATTCAACCAGAATCGTTTTTTTGCGCTGCGTCAGAGTGAATGCTGCCGTATCCCTCACCCGGACGTAAATATACCCGTCCTGAGTCGCAACTGCTGACAACGTGGCTTTATCCGTTACGTTCCCGGTTGATGTCCACTCAGCCAGAGATGCCACGAATGCTTTGTTGGCGTCCAGCTGGATAAGATACGCCATCTGTTCGCCGGCAATGTTAGAGCCCACTGTTCCGCTATAGGTGACGCTCTCGCCCGCCCTGACTTTCAGATACCAGGCATTCCACGTAGGGCTCGATGCAGTAGAGCCATCAGCATATATCACCAGCCCGGCAACAATTTCCGCATCGCTTTTAGCATCCCCTGTAATGTATCCCGTTTTCAGAGCGCTCATCGACGGCATAGCTCTGCCCGTAGCCGCCAGCGTGCCACCGTTATTAATATACTCATCCGCCAGTGTGCCGCCATCAGGGCTGCGTACATAGGTTGTTGAGCCATCCGGGATATTAACAATATCAGCCTGAGCCGCTTCAATCGTCATGTACTGCTTACTCAATGGCACAAGGTTCTGACGAATCTCATCATTTTTCGCCATCATCTGGCGCCACGTATCCAGCGGTTCACCGCCGCGGTCGTTAACCGTACCTGCCGGACCGTTAACCAGCTCGTCAGCGCGCTTGACGTTATCCAGGAATATTTCAGGCGTCGTCGTTCCCAGTGGCGGGTTAAGTTCGGCCATGTTTTTTGCTCCAAAAAAGGCGTTCGCACAAACGAGGGTTTGAGCGAAAGAAAAGTTGAAAGGGATTTTTATGGGGTATTACGCGACGTCGCCGGGGTATGTGGCGTCGTCGTATGCGTAGAAAATTTCTTTATATTCCGGGGCGGTCACCTGACAGGTGCCGTCATCCGAGGGGACTATTTCCTGAATAATTCCGTGTCGTGCACCCTTCTCGCTGTCGCAAAACAGCAGGCGCGGTAATTCAATATCCGGGTCATCCATCGTCCAGTCTTCAGGATGCAGATCGGCGTTGTACGGTATTGAAAGAGTAAAGTCATCGACGCGCGTCGGGGTTAATAAGCGGGTTGATGGCCGACCGTCCTGAAACTGTATCCAGCAGCGCGGGTTAGCGTAGCTCCAGTCCAGAGGCTCAGTGACCGTTAAGGTGATAACTTCATCATCGAATGCCATGGCCTCGATCAGGCAGCTGATTGTTTTACCAGTAGGAATATCATCAGAGAGAATGATGTGATCGCCAAACTCATGACACCAACCCAGCATTTCGGTCGTCGTCGTGTAGGTCCGGCGTTGATGCAGATATTTCATGAGACGGCGCATACCAATGCGGTATGCCCTGTCTGCGCTCATCACCACATCGATTTTGTAGGATTCGACCTTGCGCGGGTAAGGATTACCGGGCGCGCGACATTGCACGGTTTCCTCCGCCCAAGTTGTGGGGTTGATGTATTTCACGTCCACACCGTCAAAATCATCGTCAGTCAGAGCACGGAACGCCGTCTGCATTTCTTCAACCGTATCCTGTGGCGTGATAATACCGGTCCAGTTTTTGACGCCTTCCCTACCGACAGATAGCATCCCATCTGAAAGCAGGAAATAGCCCATGCCGGCCTCAGCTATCTTGTCGAAAATATCTTTCGCCGACGTGCTGTCGAGGTATGCCTGATGATCGAAATACTCACCTCGCGGAGTCCAGTAGGTGGACTCCAGCATATTGATGGTAGCCATGTCGATCTGATCGTCCCGATAGCCCAGACTATGAGCAAGATGATAAAACGCACCGCTGATAGTCCGGTCGCCTCCGCCGTCATAGTTCCGTGTTGCCACCACGCTGACGCGCTTATCTGACTGGGCAGCCAGCTGGCCGCCGGTTTCTACCGTGATACCGATCGTAGAGATGCCCGCATAAGAGGTGGGGCGCGCCAGTAACCGCCCGGAGAGTGATTGCCAGAACATGGCATCACGGGCATTGTTCGAACCCTGCTCGTTACGGCGGCGGCAGCGAACCTCTACCAGTCCCGGCGCGTCAAGGTTAAATCTTTCAGTGAAGCCCAACCCGTTGACGTTCTGCAGGGCATAGACCCCCTGCTTACTCGCCCAGCCGGAGCCTGAGCCATATACGCGGTACTGGATTTCCCATTCAACGTGACGAATGCGTTTACCACCTTTGTTGTTGAAGCCGCATATCCCGTTTGGAAACGAAAAATTCACCTCGAAAGCATCGATCACTTCGTTTTGAGGGCAGGCCAAAAATGGCCCCATCCACGTATTGTTGTCGTTAATACCCGATGCCGAAAAATCAACGACGGTACGTGTCGCAAATCCAGGCCAGGTATTATCGACCGCTCCGTTAACAAAGCGCTGAACAGATGCAGTTGGACCATCAACCGATGAAATTCTGTATTCATTGCCGCGGTGGGCCAGAGCTATTCTCAGGATCCCGTCTGGAAGACCGGAGAATGATGTCCCCGACTCATACGCCAGTGTTACGCTGGCCGTAATCGCAGGCGTACCGCCGCTGGACGCCGTGCCGGCAGTAAATTCTGGCGAATCACCAAAAACGGAAAACGGGAGCGGTGAAGCAGTGATGGAACCACCGCGCCACGGACTCGATAACTCAACGATACGCACCACTCCGCCGTCATCGTGGGCGATTAACCCTGACCCGGTCAGTCCTCCGTTAATCGCCGTGAGCAACCCCGACATAGTGCCGTAATCAGCCACCAGCGAAACGGTATACGTAGTCCCCTGCCAGGTCACGGTAAACGTCTGCCCGACAGTGGAAAAATCATATGTGGTCGGCGCCGCATTCCCGCGCAACACCGCGGCAGTTCCACCAACGCCCGGAACGGCATTCTGTTGCGGCGTAAACGATGCAATCTGCAGGTCATAATCAACACCGCTGAAGTTCAACGTCACGGGCATACCGACATACGGGGCACTCTCAGCCAGCATGTCGCTGGCCAGCACGTTCGCGCCGGCAACGGTTGATACCTGAATATTGAGCGGAGCCAGCAATGTAACAATTGCCCCTTCAACCCAGGATGGAGGCAACTTGTTTGCATCATTGTTACTGTCATTATCGTCATCAACGTCAAGGCCAATAAACGAAACAGAACTACCGGATACTGTCATTGCGTCAGCGATAATATCGCTGGTTTCTGGTGCTGTCTGGGCCATATCCAACCCAGATCCGCTCGATGTACCGCCCACTTCAGTAGAATTAAACCAGCATTCACTACGATGATCGCCAGCAACGTTTTCGCCAGGCCCATAACCTGTGAAGCTGAAACCATCACCCAGTGTAAGCGCCGGGGTTTCCCCCACCCGAAAATCACCACCAGCATAAGAAAACCGGCCATAGCCCAGGCAAACAAACATCTCCACGCGCATTATGGTCGGGTCGTTCGGGTCAAAGCGGGTCATGGGTTGTACCAGATAATCCGCGTAAATCCTGTTGCGACCGAACGCCTCTCTGATTGGGTCGCCAAGCTTTGCCGTGTTCGCTTTTGCCGGGTTCAGGTCAAGTGAGGTGCCATTGTTAGATGAAAACCCGCCCAGCTCGGGTTTTGGAGCGAAAAACAGCGCATAGGCTGTCGATGCTATCGAGACAGCGATCGATACCCACACCGCGATTTCCAGCCCGGTACCGTACGGGACAGGGTATATCCTGACGTCACTGTCTGGCTGCAGGTAACATAATGGCCATTCATTCGGCGGTAAAATCTGACCGCTGAGCTCTACAGTGATCGGGTGCACTTTTTCCAGCGAATAACTCGGGACGTTTTTCGACATCCATTCGTGCAAAGTCAGGGGGCCGTGTTCGTGCCGCTCCAGCGGCTCCCCCGGAAGTCGGGAGGGGAAAATCCTGATTGTCATTGCCAGAACTCCACGCGGTTAAATCGTCGAACGAAGCGCGCCAGCGGCAAAAAAGTGACGTGCGTTCCCGGGTTGCATTCCGCGACCTGCAGCTGGTTATCCAACTGCACTACAATCCCCACGTGTGTGACAGTAGATCCCGAATAGCAGGCCACACCGGCGCCTAAGCATGGTTCGCAGCACGTGAGCGATTTCATGAATTTCCGGGCTTCGCGGTCGAGGCCTCCTTCGTCTTTCGTGACGCCAGCGAAGTCTGGCCATAATGGCAGGTCGAGATCTTTACGAATTTCATTAATGATTCCGAAACAGTCGAGTTGCGGGTATACGCGACCGCCTTTCAGCCAGGTGACTGAACGGTATTTTTCAGGGCTAAACATAGGGGAAACCTCAAATCAGTAGCGTAAGCCAGGATGCTCGGCGAGGTTGTATCGGTTACGCGGCCACGCCGTTTTAAGGATGTTCATATACCCCGCAGTGACCTGAACGGATGTTTGTGTCCAGGAGCCGGACTTTACATCAAGGGTATAAGGCGCAGCGGCAGGGGCTGATAAATCGGTTGAGATATACCGGCGAAACGTCAACGTTGCTGACTTCATTTCATCGAGCAGATTATCGATGGCGCCAGATACTTCACCGTCGATATTGCTGATCGCAAATTTTAAATCCTGAGTTCCATCGGCATTGCGGGCGGGTAACGCGATGTCAATCGCACATCCCTCAAACGTCGCCGTTTGACCATTTTCGAGAGTAACGGAAACATTATCCCAGCCGCTGGTCAGCCAGTAATTTTGATCACCGGCTGCAATTTGCAGCGTATCGTGAATGACTTCCAATCCGCTGCTGGCATAGAGTCTTTCGAGTATGGTCATGCTTTCGGCCACTCTTTGTTCAGTGCGATATCCAGCAGTGATTGTGCAGCCAGCCATTCCGGGTAATTCCCCCAGCCCACCGGCGGCAATGGTCGCTCCCAAAGCTCCAGGGTCGCACTGTATTGCCAGTATTTTGGAGCGACGAGCGTCGGTCCATCGTAGATATCAACAAATCTGGCTTTGTAAGGTTTCACTCCGATCGGGGTCTGCAACCTTATGTAAAACCAGGACTGTCCATCTTTCAGCGCATCCCGGAAAAACGCCTCAAACACCTGCGCCAGCGCGTCAGTCTGGAAAATCCATTTAACTGAGGCCTGGGTCGGTGTTGAGGTGTAAAGACGCCGCTGGCGTGCGCGGCCAGACGTCATTTCCGTGCGTTTAAGTGGCGATATCGGTTTAAACCCGTAACCGTCCATGAGAGGCATGGGCAGGTAATCGTCCGGGTAGATAATATCTGCCATGAATATTCCCTCCGGGCAGGTAATCAGGTGGGCTTTTTGGCTTGCAGATTCGAGTAAATCGCGCGCCCGAACTTCTTCTGTGGACTGTTAATTTCAGCGGTAAGGGTGTTAATGATCCGCTGCTCGAGTGCATCATTTCTTCGTTCAACGGCCAGCATCGTTGCGTCGTCCGGCTGTCCGGTAAAGGTGCTTCTGGCGTCAACGCTGACGGCGATCCGAGGTTGAGCCTCGATCTGCCTCGCCGCATCCTGAACCGCCGGCGACTGACGACCTACCGCGCGAACACCCAGGGAACCATCAGCACCACGGGTTAGCGGCATGATGGCTTCCGGGCCAGCCTCGGCAAACACGCCAGCCCCTTTTGCAAACGCAAAATACTGCGGAGTGCTGTATACGCCGCCGCTGTATGCAGAAAGAGAAGGAGAATCGTAGACGCCGCCCAGGGCGTTAAACGAGAAATTCGCGCCAGCGCTCTGGATAGCTGTTCCGCTGCTGGCCGCTCCGCTAGCCCCACCGAACAGGCTCCCGAACAGCCCACCAGCCCCACCGCCAACCATCGACAGGATCGCTTTCGTGATCAGTGCTTGCGTGGCTACCTGAATCAGCGTCTTAATAATGGTTTCACCCATAGACGTGAAAACGTTCGAGATGCCTTCCTTGAATGACACAGCCCCAGTAAGAACGTCGGTCATATTGTTGGAAATAGAGTTAGTGGCGTTATTGAGAATTTCGCTCGTCGCTGATGCCGCCATTGAACTAAGGTCACTGGCCTGATCCACATAATTCATCAGTGAATCGCTGATCCCCGTGCGCCAGTCTGACTGCTGTTCATCGGTCTTTTTGTAGTAGTCCTCCTGAATCGCTAACCGTTCAGCAAGCGCCGCCTGCAGCGCTTCCGTTTGCTGTTTGTACTGGTCTTCAGAAATTTGCTTCTTGTTAAAGTCACGCTGAAGCTCATCCTGCTGCTTACGGAAGTCAGTGCGAATATCCGCCATTTCCTTCATGCGGTCGCGGGCCTTATGCCCCATCCCGGCACCAAGAAAATCAATATCCCCCCGATCACGCGCAGCAGCGTTGCTGTCAGCGAGCCCCTCACGGAACGTTTTTAACTGTTCAGCAATGTTTTTCTGATCGATAAGCGCAGCATTGTGCAGAAGGGTTTCTTTTTTAGCTTGATCGAGTGAAGCTAACTCCCCCTGAACTATCTGATATTTTATTTTTGCCAGTTCATTGCTTTGTCCGGCGAGTGCAATCTGTTCTTCTTGTTGTTTAACAATGCGGGTATACGCATCTTCATTTTTTTCTACCTCTGACTTTCCACGAGTTTTTTTTTGCGATTCGTTAAGTTTAAAGTCTGTAGCAGCATTACCTTGAATAGCTGCGATCTGCTCATCCTGCCCCGGTAAAATATTACCTTTATTATCAGTTCTAACCGCTCCCTGTTTGATGGCATCCTGAAGCGCTTTAAGCTTGGCCCGCTCAACACCTTCTTTTTGAGAGAGGGCTATGCTCTCCTTCTGTTGCTTTATAAAATTATCATAAGCTGTGTTGGTCTGGGCTGTTGGAGACTGGCCATTCCCAGAACGTTTTTTTAATTCGTCCATGAATTGAATGGTAACTGACAACGAAGTTGCCATTGCTTCATTAACGTTCAGCGCACCAATTATCGAATTTTTGATTTTGTCAAAAGCGACTGCCGATGCCTGAACTTTTGAGGCTAATTCAGTTTGTAACTTATTTTGCGCATCTACAGCATTGTTTAATTGAGATGTAGTGTCAGCAATATCTCGGGATATTTTATTATATTCCCTCTGATATTTAGCGGCATTCTGCAAATGACCGTTATTTTCAATGTTCTGAACACCCATTTGCCGTGCCAGTGTGGTGTATTCCTGAACCTTTGCAGCCGCTTCTGCCTGTGCGTCTCTCAAGTCTTCCAGTTTATCTTTCAGCGCATCAATAGAGTCACCGGAATCCGCTACTGAACCACGCAGTTGGATCGCGCTCATCTCCTTCGATTTTTCAACAACTTCATCAAGGGTTGAAGCATACCGTATAGCTGACTGACGTGCCTGCTCCTGATTCTGATACCATGTATACCATGCGCCTGCCCCTAGCATTAAAATCCCTGGAATGCCACCAAATAAGGAGGATACTCCAGCCCATGCCGTTCTTGTAACAGAGGTTAGCGCATTCAACCTCTGGTTTGCCATTGATAGCTCATTAACGGTCGCGGTCTCGGCTTTGTTAGCCTTTACCATATCCATTGAGTTTTTGGCCAGAAGTGTTCTGATAGTCGCACGTTGTTTTTCAGTCTGCGCCAATTCTAATTGAGCCACGAGCGATCGTTGATTTGAAAGGAGAAGTGATTTTTCTGATTCGATCTGTGCAAGAGAAGCATTTGCCCCCTCAATTTTGGCCGCTGTGCTCGAAATCTCTGCGCCTCTGGCCCGTATAAGCTCTTCGGTGTGCGACTTTAATTGCAACGTCCAGTTACCGAGAAAACGGGTCACGCCCACAGCAGTTAACGCTCCCGCAGCCATTGCTACTGTATCAATGTTCTCAGCCAGTGAATCAAGCCCACCAGCAAGCGCAGCGGAGGCACCATAAGCATCGTTTGTTCCACCAACCCAAGCCAGAAAAGCATTCTCAACCTTTTGGGTGGAGCCTGAGACTGTTTTTGGTATAGATTCAAATTCAGCCTGCATTAATCTTAATTGGCTTGTAACAGCTGGAACCACTTTGTCTATCGTAAGCAGCCCATTGTCAGCCATGGCTTTCAAATCTTTTCGTGCAACGCCCAAACCAGCAGCCAACGCGCGAATTATACGATCACCATTTTCATTAACAGAGTTGAATTCTTCGCCGCGTAACACTCCTTGTGCCAGAGCTTGGCTAAACTGAGTAATAACCGATCCAGCCTCTGCTGTATTTGCACCAGATAGTTTCAAGCCCGTGCTGATAGCTTCAGTTACTTTCAGTACATCTCCTGACGAATAACCGAATTCACGCATTGATGCTGCCGAACGCGCAAATAAGCTGGCGTTGTCACTAAAAGCAGTACCTGTTTTCTGGCTGATATCCATCAATAATCGTTGGGAATTGGAAAAATCATCAGTTGAAGTTGACGCCTGCTTTAACCGTGCATTAACAGAACTCCACTCATCAGCAAGTGCAATAAGATGTCCAGTAGCAAAAAACCCAGCAAACGCACCAGCCATACCCATGGCTGCGCTTTTAGTTTCTGACAGTTGGGCTGATACTTCGGCAAGCGCCTGTCTTGTTTCGCGTGCGGATGCAGCAGCCTGCCGCCCTCCTCTCTGCATTGTTTTGTAATAATCCGACCCCATGCGAGAGGCGCGCGCGATCTCTGTCTGGAAGGATTGGGAGTTAGCAGAAACTTTAATAATTAATTCGCGAAGGGTTGCCATTTACAAACCTCATAAAAAAGCCCCGCAATGCGGGGCTTTCGATTAAATTATATTCACGAGCATGTTTTCATATAGTAATTAATTTCGCCAGGCGAAGGGTCGTTATATATATTTTTCAGGGAGACAGAATATTCCACACCCTTTGAAAAAAAGCCTTTTGATTTCATGGATAGGTTAATCAAAAATGGTTTGTATCCTGTGTAGGCGCCATATCCATTTTTAGCGTTATACTCTCCGCATACAGTTCCATTTACATAATCATTATCATCATTTCCTTTGATATATTTTACGTTCCTAAATTTCACACTCTCTGGGTCCTTCATCACTGATGAAATTTCCCTTTGAGCTATTTCCGTAGCTTTTTCATCGCCGGGCTTACATCCGGCCAGCACTAAAATGGATAATGTCAAAACTATTAATTTTTTCACACAGCGCCCCTGTTGGTAAAGATATGAGTAAATCCTACCATTGGTTAAGAAAGACTTCAGCTATCGTTGTTTAATTCAAGCTGATGCTGCAAACAAATCGGCCTCTAAGGCTGCAAAAGGATCGCTGTAGTTAGTCGCCGTGTATCGATGAAAGCCCACGCCGTGCGCTATTCAAAAACCACGGATTTGTGTTTTTCACGCCTCAAAACCAGGCAGGTACATTTGAACCTCATCAACCACACGGGCGCGAGCTGCCAAAAGCAGGCGTTTGCGACCACCAGCTCCCCATTTTCCCATACGGCTTGCGCATTGACTCACTTCCTTGGTTTCGGTGTTTATCACATGGTCAATTTTATTTAAGCGAGCCATAGCATCAAAGCCATTACGGATCAGCATCTGGAATGTCTCGTATACCTTAATCTCGAATAATGGGTTAAGCCACGCAGCATAACGGATGGCAATTAGTTCGAGTCCCCATGACCCCTGAAGCGGACCACCTTTGATGGTTAATACCGATGCGATTTTCTTCGCATCGCTCAGGGCCTGTACAAACCGTCTTACTTGCTTTGTTTTGAGGAATTCACCAGGCCGCTGTGATTCGGTGGCTTTGCCTTCCGCCACAGCCGCTGCATGAAGATCGTTGAGATTGTAGCGACCTTCACCGTCAACACGAACGGAAACGCCGTTTACTGATACGGTTGGATATTTCATCGTATTTACCTTTCTGTGGTGCGAGCCTGTTCGCGTAGACATGGGCAGCCAAGAGCGGAACGATGAAATCCACCGCCCTGTCTCAGACTCACACTACGGAAAGCTCTTGCTGGAAGATGCGCACGCGAATGCGCTTTAAATTGCAGATAAAAAAAAGCCCCGCGTTGAAGCGAGGCTGGAGACGATTCAATTTTATTCCGATGCTGCGAGCAAAGCGGCCTCTAAGCCTGCAAAAGGATCGTCGCTGTCGTTTACTTCGTCCTCTTCTGTACTCCACTTAAGTCGAGCATCTTCAATGGTGACTTTACCGCCCTGCGCCCCGTACATCGCTGAAACCAGCTGAGCATTGAGGATATCGCCACGGATATCACCGATCGGGCTGATACGGTCGAATTCAGCCCACATCCTGAATTCGCCGACCGTCATGGTTTGTCGCAGTTCGCCCAGCGTGCGGCCCATCCGGAGCGCCAGTGCCATCAGGAACTGCATGCCAGGCATTTTTACTTTGCTTTGGCATCATCCGCATCACGAATGAGATCAAGCGCCTGTTTCAGCAACCGGGAATGGACAGGCCCATAAATTGCTTCAACCTGTTCGGTATCATCGACGGTGAAAACGTACTGCAGGTCGGTATCCAGCAGAATATCAATGAAGAGTGTGACATCTGCCCGCATCGTGCGGAACGCGCGTTCTGAAGGGGTCAGTTCTGGCACCTCTGGCGCTTCCTGCCCTTCCGGTGGTTTTGGTTGTTCCGGACTGGCAATCCCCTGCCAGCGAATCCAGGCTTCAGCCGATGGTTCACGAATGATAACTTTGGCGTTTTCCCACTCCGGAACGGTGACTTCTTTTTTACGGAAACCCGCCATCGGGGCCAGAGCCAGCGCTTTAAGATTCTGTTTTGACATTAAGTTTATCGCCGGTTTCCCGGCGCTCCATTAACTGATGGTGACGGTGCAGTCAGATGAGGTGATAACGTTCGCCGGAGTGGCCGAGTCAGTGACTACACAGGAGTAAACACCGGCATCTCCAGAAACGGCACTGGCCTTATTAAACGTTGCGCTGGTCTGCCCGCTGACGGTTGACGAACCTTTTTTCCAGACGTAGGTATAAGGTGCAGTGCCACCCTGGATGACCACACCCATTGTCAGGGCGCTTCCTGCCGCTACTGATAGCGAAGGTGAAAGATCGTTGATGAATGACAGAATACCTGTCGAATCAATATTGCTGGGCTTACCTTTCAGACGCAGAGAGAACGTTGCAGCAACAACACCGTTGGTCTGTGAATCCCAGGTATGCTGACGAACTTCGGCGCGGAACAGGAAGCCATTCCCGGAAGGGAACACAACCTTAAAGCCGTATACGCCGTCATTATCGTAAGCAGTACGCAGCGTATCCTGCGCCGGGTTGCGGTAGAAGTTACCGGAGAGAGACATCTCAGACGGTGCCGGGAGTCCGTTGATATTCTCCGTTTCTTCTGAGCATAGCGTTGTCACGTCAATATCGTTTTTCTGACCAGCGGTAAAGCTGGCCTGTTTAATGGTACAACTCAGGTTGAGCCAGGTCGCCGATGCCAGCTCTTCCGCAGTGACCGGCACTGATGTAATCATTACTACCGTTTTTTGGGCGCGTTCGTACAATGCTGACATTGCAGCCTCCATAAATGAAAAAACCGCCAGCGGCGGTCAGATTGGATTGGTTCCTGTCAGGCAATGACCGTTATTTCAAGCGTTGCCCGATGCAAGTGGGTTGTAGTGTCATAACCAGGGATTTTGGTCACTTCGGTAGGTGAAAGCACTTCCAGCCGGGAAAGGGCCTCAAGCCGCAACGCCCTGGCCTCATCGTTAGTTTCTGCCCACACGTCTATCTGAATGTGCAGCGTCGATTCGGCCTGCCCACAGAAAACATCCCCGGCAACATCAGTCGGTATCGAGAAAATAATGTAAGGAGCGGCCACTGCGGGTAAATCGTCGCTGCCAAGCGGCACCACATACGGATAAACCCGCCCGTCTGCCAGCGGCGACAGCAGGGTATAGATATCATCCTCTGTCATTTCGCCAGCACCTCATCGATCGCCTTGTTCATTCTCTCCATCGCTACCTTTGCAGCCTCTTCCTGTCGGGTATCAAAAGCGGGGCGAACAAAAGGATGTGCCGGGGCCGTAGATGTTCCCAGCTCCACGAAGCGCCAGTAGAAAGCATTCCGCTTGTTGCTGGCCTTCATGGTGTTGTCGCTGTTCCCCGTTCGCGGATTAACGCCACGAATATGCACCCCCGACGCGATTTCCCCACGGCGACGGCTTTTCTGGGTGACGACAACAACGTTTTTCTTCAGTTTTCCACTTTGCTCAGGAGCCCGATCAATCACTTCCTGCCGGAGGACTTCAGCCCCGGCCCGAGTAGAGTCCCGGAGGACTTTGTTGTTTTCGGCTTTGCTGAGGATTTGCAGGTCTCGGGCGATATCCTCTAAGCCGGAAAAATCCAGATTCACATCAATCATTTTTCGGTCCCCTGTTTGCAGAGAATTTCCAGCCGGGTACCTTTGCTATCTGGCACCGGAGGCCCGGTGACATTCAATGTCACTCCTTTGTAGGGGCCGTTCAGGACAAGAAGCCGCGATGATGCCGAAATATCTTTGCGATATCGAACCCAGACACGAACTGTAGCATCTGCCCTTTCTGCTCCTGCTGTCAGGTTCTCTCGTCCACTGATTCCCTTTACCTCTGCCCAGATAGTGGCGCCGTCAGACCACTCTTCTGTTGGCTGACCACTCGGTGTTCGCGTAGTAATAAAATTTCGGATGGTGATCCGATGCCGCATTGGTCCAATTTTCATCATCCCCTCCGGCTAAACACCCATTTGAATTCGCCAGGGATTCAGCAACCAGCGTGCGGGTCCTGGGATATCAGGACTCAGATCATCCCCGCGGTTTTCATACAACCAGCCCACTATAAGAAGAACCGCGCTCTGAATGGAGGGCGTGATGATAAGCGGACGATCGCCGGCACTTTCATTCTCAACAGCACTATCCAGAGCAGCCTGGTCAGCAAAAAAGCGACGGTTAAGAAACTGCATAGCAGCATCCTCCGCAGCGGCAAGATACCCCTCCACCATCGTTTTATCGATTTCATCATCCAGCCTGAGATGTTCCATGGCTGTTTCAGTGTTGATTACCGTCATAACCATTACCCTTTGGTTTCGGGGGCGCGGTTCATTTTGTTATCAGGGACTTCACCAACTATCGTCACCAGCCCGTTACCTTTGAGCTCGGCAGCACGTAAGCGAGAGACATGAAAAGGATCATCGGCGGGCGTCCTGAAAATATCGCCATCCATAAAACGCCGGACAGGCTGAACCTGAATAGTCCCGGCATCAGTGGGTTCTGGCGCCGCATTTTTACCGTCGGATACAGACGGTTCATCCACATTTTTTCTGGCCATCACAATCTCCTCAGAAAGAGAGGGCCGCTAAGCGGCCCTGAATTGTCAGCCGCCAGAAGCGGTTACATTACCGGTGACAAATGCTTCCGGACGATAAACTGCTAACGCCAGACGCTCTTCCGCACGAATGGTGACCATGTTTTTAATAAAGTCATCTTCGTTCTCAGTGGAGAGCAGCACTTCGATATCCATGCGATCGAAGATTTGCGCAGCCATGTTGAAGGCTCCAGTCAGGAAGTTGTTCTGCGCCATAGCCTGAGTTTCCACAACAGGAAGACCCCAGATCCGTGGAACACCACCATTGACCGGCTGCGCAATGATGTAGCGGCCTTCGTTATCTTTGGTTAACTCGATGCCTGCCCAGTCAATAGGGTTCAGTACAAAACCAGACGCCGGATATTCTGCAAGAACGGCCTGCAGAACAGCCAGGCGAAGACGGTCGATCGGCGTGGCGTTGGACAGGGTAAGCGCTGGAGCAAATTCTGTTGCCTGCGGCAGAATACCGAGGATATTCGCGCCGGTGCCATCGCCGCTCAGCAACTGCTGCTCCTCTTTAAAGCGAAGACCATACTGAGCACGGCCATCGATATAACTGGCCAGACCGGGCGCATCGTCCAGGATCTGACGGGACGCTTTAAAATAATGCGCAATGGTACGAACCGGCGCACTTTTCAACTCAAACTTAATGTCTGATTTTGGCTTCAGAGCACCTTCCGCCACAGCTGCAGCATTATTGGTAAACCCCGTTTCCTGAACGAATTCAATACCGTTAGATGCGGTATTACCGGGGATAAGCAGATTACGGATGGTCAGAGTGCGTTCCGGCGGGCGATAATGCCCTGAACACGATCGGAGACCACCAGACTGTTGGTTGTGCTCACGCCAGTGCCCGTAGTCGCCGGCACGTTCATAATATCTTTCTGTTCCAGCTTGACGCGGATGCTCTTACGGGCCGAACTGTCCATGCCTTTGAACTCTTCACTTTCGACCACCAGCTCACCGAGCGATTTTCGCTGTGCAGGTGCATCGTTCGGGCGGCGTGCACCTTTTTGCTCCAGCTCAGTGAGACGTTCTTTCAGCTCGTTCATCTGATTAATGCTTTCGTCCGTTCTTTGTTTCAGTTCCAGCGAAACGGTTTCTCCTGCCTCCATTTTCTCTTCACGTCTTCGCCGAAGTTTTTGACCTGATCAATCACCATGGTGAGCTGGGAGGAGATTTCGCCAATACTTTGTGGCTGATCGTCAGCCGATTTTTTCTGGTACATATAAATCCCTTAGAGAATTTTTGGGAGAGAAAACTGGCTCAGTTGCTGGCGCATCGCCGCAATAGCCGCTTTGGTTTCGCCGTCTTCGCCCCGGACTCACTCCGGTCAAGCAGATAGGACAGTCCGCGGGAGGCGACCGCGGCGGACTGACTTTTCGAGAAACCTGCCTCTCGCAGGAACTTCTCAAATTCAGGTAAGGAAGGAAGATCACCGTGTGACAGCTTCGACTTAATGACGTCAATACGCGCATCATCATTGGCCGGCACGGTAACAATGGAGATTTCAACCAGGTCGAGCTTCGTTAAGGTGCGGATCCGGGTTTTCTCATCGTAATTTGACTCACGGACGTAATAGCCAATGGAAAGGCCTGTAATGGCACGGGTTTTCATGCCCCGCCAGGCGGTTTTCGCGTAGGCCGCGTCTTCAAGCCACAGGGCCCCTTCACCAAAAAGCCCATGTTTATCTTCTTTCAGGGTCGAGATGTCCCAGTTCCCGATGGGTTCGCCGGTGCGATGCTGCCAGAGAACCGGGAACGTTCTCCCCTTCGCCCGTGTTTCCTCGATGCTTTCGAGGAACGCACCCGGCGCCACGACTTCGTTGTAGCTATCCACCACATCGAAGACAGAACCGTACCCAGAAAAAGGCCGTCATCGTTGACGGCCTTAATGTCGAAGTCGAATGCCTTTACTTTCATGGCTGCGTTTTTCCGGTACATTCCGGCGTCTCCTCTGATTTAATGCCAAGCCATTCCCGCAATGCGTTTTTGGCCGATTCACTGTCGCCGGACTTGCCAAGCTGATCTATCGGCAGCAGGTTGGATTGAACGGTTAGTTGGTCAGCGCCAGGTTTTGGCTGAAGGTTTTCTTTTTGCCGTGCTTCATTGCGGGTCATCAGACCGTTCTGGGTCATCGTTGAGTAAAAAGCGGCACGGGCGGCGCTGTCGGCACGTAAGAGACCTTCGATGGAAAACTCCGCGAAGTACTTATTTCTTTCTCCCGGAGCCAGGAGACTTTTACGAATCGCCTGCTCAATACGGGTCAGCCATGGACGAAGTGAAAACGTTAAAAAGCCAATCAGCATCTGTTCGACGCCACTTCCCCACATCGTCTGCCCCTGGGCGCTGTGTCCAATCAATCCCGGCCATACTCTGAACCACCGACAAATCTCTTCGATATTGAATGCTCTGGACTGCAGCATCTGGGCGTCTTCCGGGTTGAGGTCAACAGGATGAAACTTCATTCCCGCCTCAAGAACCATCATTTTCCCGGTATTCATGGATCCAGAAAATTGTTCGACCATGCTTTCACGTACTTCATTGCGCTGCTCTTTTTTCAGGATCTGATCCATTGAGAGAACGCCGCTGGGCCGCATACCGTTTTTAAAAACTTTGGCGCTGGCTTCATCTGTTGCCATTGCCAGACCAAGTGTCTGTCGGGCATAACTGACAGGTGACAGGCCCATGACACCATTGGTGCTGAACGCACGGATGTGCATGATGTCCCGTTCATCAATGTTTCGGGATGTACCTGAAGGCCAGTCACGGTAGGTATAAATTGGATCTCCGCTCTTGCTTAAATCAACCTTCATCCTTTCTGGCCTGAGCGGTACAAGCGAGGTAATACGCTTCCCGGTACGGTCGATTTCCGCGTAAGCATTCCCCCATAAAAGAAGGCTGGCCATGATCATTTCCCAGAACTCCACAGCGGTCATGTCAGCATTCGGCTGATTATGTAGGAGCTCATAAAGCGGGTGATCATTTGCACTCTGGCGACCATCAGCTGTTTTTTCGTAAAAACCAACAGGCAACGTCGCGATGGTTTCGGATAACAGCCTTACGCATGACCACACTGCCGATAACTGCAGGGCTTTATCAACCGTAACGGATTTGCCTGCTGCGGACTGCCCACCAGCATAAGCAGCCCAGAATTCACCGTCTGTAAGTGAGATGGGTACGCCGAGCCACCGGCGAACGGCGCTTTTTATCCGGCCTGGCTTCTTATCTTTATTCATGGTGACTCACACAATGATGGGATTACTGAAAAAGTCGTCGATATCGCCAGAATCATCCTCATAGCCTTCGGAGGCACCGATTGCCATAGCGCCCGCTACAATGCCGTCGATACGCCCGGTACTTTTTTTCTTGGCAAAAATTCGGTTTTCTTTCTGATCAGCCTCCGTCACTGCTGAAGCCGCATTCCAGCGAAGACAAGGGTTCGTCCTGATGATAATGACGCTGTCATCAAGCAACTCTTCAAACAATTCGATGGAGTGAGGCATCCACAGCCCGGAATCTTTCGCTTTGTAATACCCTTGCCCATGAGGGATTAAGGGAACAGAAACAGATGCTTCCTCAAGCTCCGGCTCAAGATATTTAATGCGATACTGGTCGAAGGCGATGGCCTTGATATCAAACTTCTGAGTCAGATCTGCAATGCGCTGGGCAACAAAGCCGTATTTCACTGCTTTGCCAGGTGTGGTGTGGATGTGACCATCTCGCTCCCAGGCGTCATAAGGTACCCGGTCCGTTTTGGCCCGTTCCAGTAACGTATCTTTCGGGGTCCAGAACTCCACCAGCAACTTACGTTGTTTTGGAAAAAACAACGCCAGTGCCGTCAAATCACGCGATCCGGACAGGTCTAAACCGCCATAGCATTCCTCACCTTCCAGTTCATCTGGATCAAAGCTCTCCTCACAACCCATCCAGACATCACTGCTCATCCACGGATTAGCCGCGTCAACCCACTGACAGAAGTTAAGACGTCTGACGATGCTCTCTTTCGAAGGCATCCCGCGGGCCTGAGTCACCTGCTCACGAAGATAGCTTTCTTCAAAGGTGTGACCCAGCGAAGGGTTAGCTTTTTTCCAGCAGGACTCATCCTTGAAAGGATCGTCTCCTTCATCCAGAGAACAAATGAAGGCAAAAAAGCTGTCATCTTCTATCGAACCGGCAGAAACCTTTCGGCCGTATTCGTGATAGTCATAGCAGACGCTCGTTTTATCGTGCCCACTGTTGGTGATCATGAAAATCAGCGCCTGCCGACGACCTTTGGTACCGGCACGCATCATTTCAACAACCTGATTGCTTTTATGCTCGTGAACTTCATCAATAAGAGCACAATGCGGTCGCGGGCCGGACTGTCCGTCATCTGAACTGATTGGACGAAAGAAGGAACCAGACTGAAGAAAAGCCAGGTTCCATTCCTTCCCGGCACCACCTGATTTCTGAATACGTGCGGAAAGAGCTGGAGACTGATCGACCATCGCCACCGCATCACGGAAAAGGACCATTGCCTGGTCTTTCTTCGTGGCAGCGGCATAAACTTCAGCGCGTGCTTCTTTATCCGCAGTGAGACAGTAAAGCCCTATACCCGCAGACAGAGGGGATTTACCGGATCCCTTCCCGGACTCCACATAGACCATTCGGAACCGGCGAAAACCTCTGGCGTTTTTCCAGCCAAAAATCGAACCGACGATGAAGCACTGCCATGGCAGCAACACGAAAGGCTCGCCTTCGAAATCACCACCATTGAGCTTCAGAACTTTCGCAAAATAGTCAATCGAGCGTTGCGCCGCCTCAACATCCCAGTGCAGACCACGGGCATGACATGACTGCAGATCGTTAAGGTGGCGCTGGCATGAGTTACGTATGTCAGGACCAGCCAGTTCTTTGCCCGAGGTTACATCCATCGCATATTGGGTTGCAGGATCAACCGAAGAACTTGTCGAGCGTGTCCTCTTCGGGGTCTTCGCCATTCACTTTCACCTTCGTCCTTGCCGCTGGCGTCAGACCGAATTCAACCAGGTAACTTTTAAAACGGCGGTCGGCATCGGCCAACATCGAAACGGCCGGGTTAGCTTTGATAAGAAAACCACCCTCGGTCTGGACGGTATAGGTTCTTCCCTCTACTGCGATGGTGTCGCGCAACTGAAGAATATCAGCGTAAATATCGCATAGCCGTTCAAGGGCTAAGGTGTCGGCAACCGTTAAAACCCCCATCCCGTCAAGGAGAACAGTCAACCTTCCCCAGGCAACCTTTCCCCAGTCGGTCAGGTGCGCCGGCGGGCTTGGAATTTCTCGCGCCGGAGTCGGTTCTTTATCGTTGAGTTTACGTTTGCCCGGGTTGCCTGAGACCACTTTGAGGTGGGTCGGTTTCGGGCGTCGTCCTGCCATCGGAACCTCCCGGAAAAAAACTTTTCATTTCGCGGTTGTGCACAAAAAGGATGGGCGGCGGTCATTTCGGGTCAGACTTCTGAACTTTTGACCCGCCCCTCCCCTATGGAATTGACGTCATCTGAACCAGTGAGAATTTGGATCAAGCGGAATACCGTTTTCATCGCAGCCGATAACGGTGCCGCGCTTCTCCATTCGCTGCTTCGTTGAGTCATGGTGCTGCTTACACAGCCCTTGCCAGTTCTTCCGGCTCCAGAAAAGCTTTTGCGCTTTCGCTATTGCCTGGCTGTCACCAGAACGCAGAGCCTCTTTCAGTTTGTGCGGGATGATGTGGTCAACCACCGTGGCCGCTGTCACCCTGCCTTGCTCGTGGCACATGACGCATAAGGGGTGCGCACGAAGGAATAGAAGACGCTCACGGTCCCATTTGCTGCCATATATGCGCGGTTCTTTATTCATGTTTTCGTTCCTAGAGCATTATCACAGGCACTCAGTGAATGCCTGCTGTAATGCCTAGCTGGACTGCTCAGCGCTCGTATCGAAGAGCGGCAGCGCTTCAGTTGCTTCCTGTACTGCTTTCATCGTCTTTGCTACCACTTCGGTTTCTGTCGTGACGCGGCTGTATTGCTGGATGAATAACTGGTACTTAAGCGGACTATCCTGAACAAACTCTACAGCGACTTTTGCGGCGGCAGTGTCATAGTTCAGGGTGGATAGCAGGTTCAGGCGAATCTGCTGGGCGTCGGTGATTTCGACCATGTCTTACCTCTAAGCGATGTGGGGAGCATTATCGAAGCCCTTCGCTGAAGAGCTTCCGTAATGCCTACTGTCGTTCCAGGTGTTCGTAACGTGAAATGGTCTTGCCGTTTGCGTTCATCACGTAGGCCACTTCTCCCTGCTTCAGGAATACGTTCTGGTCCATTCCCGATACGGCAATACTCTGCTGGTTGGGGTTGAAACCAACGCTCAGTCCACAATGAATTTCTTCGCCGCCACTAGGCGACATCACTTTTACTGTTAACATGCTTCTTCTCCTACTTCTGGCAATAAAAAGGCCGCCATTGGCGACCTGGGTTCAAATTATGTGTTTCAGGGCATATGACACGAGTAACCGCAGTAATAGCCACCGTTGGATTGCGGGTTGACTTTCTGCATATTCTCTGCAACCTACATTTAAGTATAGATCGAACCAGCAGTCCCGATTATCGCAGCAAGCAGAAAGAAGGTGACGGCAGTTCTACGCATTTGCACGCCATAAAATGACAGAGCCAACCCGACGAAAGCAACAATTAAAACTGTCCACATATCCAGTAAGAGGAAGAGATATCCCTCGAAAGCACTGTCAATCAGTACGTCCACATCGCGCATTCCTTTTAATAGATAAACTCCGCTGAAATACTATCACGATAGCGTTAGCAGACTATCTGCTAATCATCAAGCATCGACTGACTTATTTTCGGTGGATTTCTTTTCGCAAGTTGTGTTAGCAATCAGCGTCAGGGCGAGCCACCGCGCGGCATGCCCACATACAGGCTTCCTGCATTTTGGTGCGAGCGATTGCCAGACAGCGCAAAGCTTCATCAATCTCCCGAGCCTGCTCAGCGCTTAACATTGCCGGGCCATTACGGACAGCCAACAATTCACCTCGATCGGTATCAAGCAAACTACAGAAGTGGCGGCTGACGCCTTTAAGGCGGTTCATTCGCTCAATGTCGCCAGCGGTTAATGTGCGGTAGCCTTTTACAGTGCTGCCGTCCTGCGGTTTTGCTTCACTCATTGGTTTTTCTCTTTTGGTTGGATATGGAAATTTACCCGCTATTGCGAGGCATCACGATTAAAGTCTGCTACAGGGTGGCGGACAACATTTCTCCTCTATACTGTTAAATCGCCTAACTCAACAGAACAGGGAGAAAATATGATCGATCATTACTACGTAACTCACGCTCAAATCCTGGCGCTGAGAAACGTTGTTGCTTTTATCGTGCAAACGATGCCCGAAGAACAAAAAGAAAATGTCCTTCAGGTTTTGAGAAAATTTGCTGAAATAGAATTAATGGATGGTATCGACGCGCCGCCTACGAGTGATATCACCCCGAAAACAGTTGAGAAGTTAAATAAAGCCTACAAGGCTATCTTCAATGACATTATCGATCTTTCAACTCCTGGCAGGGAATCTGCTTCAGCACGCTACCTGCAATAGTTCTCGACCTTATCTCCATGATGGCCAGAACCTTCTTGTCTGGCCCTTTCTCAAGTTTGCTCAGCCGAAATTCAATATTCTTTGTCTTGGTCATCGTGTAACCCTGTCTGTTGATTGCGGGCAGTTGGCCTGCACGGATTTGTTGTGCGCCAGAATGTCGCGCTTCGTCTGTTTATCCATCACGTCTATGTCGTGGTCAGTCAGGTAGATGATCCGCACCCAGTTGCAGGCGGTATCAACCACCACCGGGGCGGGTAAAGTTTTCGCGCAGCTCGCGATCAACATCGTCATCAGGCATACGCTTAACGCTCTCTTCAACATCGCTGGCCCCTTTCGTTGCATCAGCCCGCCGTTCTACCGCGGCGACGGTAGCAGCGGCGTTCTCTTCGGCTCGCTGCTGATCGGCTTTGGCTTCTGCCTTGTTGGTCCCACGCGCATGGCCTAACCCAAATGCGCCAGCGACAATGGCCAGCAACGCAGTTGCCAGACCAATAATCATTTCAATGCCCATGAGGACCTCATACCAGAACAGATTTAGCTTTCAGGAAGCGGGCGCGTCGGTCATCAATGCCGTTCTGCCCTCCGTTGATAATCTGGGTCACGCGCACTAAATCTCCGTGGTATTTCAAACATCCGTTTGAGGTGTAAAACCAGGCTGCGCTGCGGGCCGCATTAATATCTTTCTCCAACAACTCAGGGTTGCTGACTAAATCCAGTTTCAGTGCATTACCGCACTTCATATAATTTTCGAGGAAGGTGATCCCGATAATTCCACGCCCTCGGTATTTCCAGCCATCGCCCGCAGCCTTATTGCCAAAACGATTGTTGTAGACGAGATTAGCGATCGCTCGTTGACGTTCGAGCGGTAAAACCTTTTCGTAAGTTTTACGCCCCAGGGTGTTCGCCTGGTCCTGCGTGATGCGCTTTGCCTTCACAAAACCAGCCAGGCCGGCAACGCTATAGTTAAAACTTTCGACCATCTGGGTAAATGATGTGCTTTCGTGTCCACACTGCGCTATGAACATCGCTCGATCGAGTGGACTAGTAATGCTGAATTCGTTCATTGCAGTATCAATGTGCGGAAACCAGCGCGCAGCTAACCCGGCGCTAATACCAGCCGCCCTTTGAAATTGTGATTGGTTCATCAGTGCCTCAGTGCATCAACCAGTCGCGCCACATTCCCCTGAACCAGAGAACCGCGCCGCAGATAAGAATGTTAGCCAGCACCACCAGCCAGTGGGATGACTCGTACAGGCCAAACAGGAAACGGAAAGGGATACTGGCATAAACCAGCACCATGAGATAAGCCAGAACGGATATGCCCGGACGGTGTCTCGCACTACCTCGTTGGTAGAACATCAATGCCAGCACAATGACGGCGCAAATGACTGCATTAGCCAGCGCTGAAGGATCATTTACCACTTGAACCTCCTCCCCGGAACCGGGTCAGCATATTGAACAAGCTATTTAGATCCTGGCTGTTGAGAAACGTCAGAACTTTGATGATAAGCGCTGATATTAATACGGCTCCCAACGCATCAAGCGGACGGTCGCTGTAGCCAGTCCAGCTTGAAAGCTTGGAACCCACCAGACCGGCGCCCAGAACACCAACAATGAATGACGTCATAAAGTATGCCACCAGCTTACCGCGCGATATGTTAGCTGCCGTGGCCACGTAAAAAACCGCCCCGGCGAACGCACCAAATACCACGCCGTAATCTATTCCGGTAGCCAGACCGAACATGCTAGCCCCCATCAGGCCGCCGGCCGCAACTGAAGTACCAGAGACAGGATCGGACATTTAGCCCCCTCTATTGCTGTGGATCCTCTCAGAACGAGGGGAAAATAGGATGGCCGCCAGGTGACAGCCACCAAAAATCACTGTAAAAATATCAGGATTCACCACCCTCTCAGACGGATTTATTCTTCTTGTTCAGTCTCGTCCGCGTACGAAGCCAAGGATGTATCCAAGACCAAAACAAGAAAAACCGAATCCCACCAAGGGTAATACTGAATAAATAAAATCAGGCATAGGGAAATCTCATGGAAATTATTTCAGTAATCGGAGTGATACTGACACTGCTAGGGCTCTTTATTCCGTCACTAATCAGTAACCATTCGTCACGTAAGGCAGAGTTCAGGAAGCATTCCGCACCACTGCGGGGAAAGTTGCTAAGCGAAATTGAGGCTATTGAAGGAGGCTCTTATCCATTCAGGCTTATCAGCGATGCTGATTTCAACCAGTTGCTACCTTACGCCCCGAGGCGCAGGAAAAACGCTCTCCTTGATGCTTACACCAGTTATCTCGACGCTCATACGATGGCCGCCACGAAGCACTGGCACGATGAACATCCATCCGATGGAATGCTATTTTTCCCGACGGGTTTCTCAGTCACTAATTCAGATGAGGTACTGAAGAAAATGCAACCTCTGAAAAAAGAACTCAGCAGATAGTCCTTTAGGATGGCCGCCAGATGGATTAACGACAAAGCACAGAGTGAATGATGCTCTGGTGGCACAAATAAAAAAGCCATGCAAATGCATGGCCTTGTGGTTTGAATCCGTTATTTACAAAATGTATTCGAGACAGTATCTTTCGACTTCCGGACAAAAAAACATATACCGGGACAAAATCTAAATGTAACTGCCTTGCCTGCATGAAACCATGCGGGCTTTTTTTTTGGCCAAAGAAAAAGCCCACCGAAGTGGGCCTTACAGCTATCATCATTTTTTATTAGGTGTGGTGCCGGGTGCCTCCCGGTAAGTCGCCGCCAGTCCACAGACGACTCGCAATGCGCAAAAAAACATATCAGACTGGCAATGCCCCTCCGCATAGGGGGATTCACCACACGGATAATTTAGGATGTAGTCATAGGCGGCGTCAATAACTGACACTCTGTCAAAGGCATCATTACGATGCCTTTTGCACAGTGCTAATCACTGGATCTAATAAGGGGCCAGAGCAAAGCGATTACCCCGGCTACCAGCACGCCATCAGCCAGGATTGACATCATTTTGCTGGTGAAGTCGATAGCAACCACCAGAAACAAAAGCACCCCGGCTGCGGCCCAGCGAAGTTTACCGATCACAGGTACTGGTCCAGAGGAAGTTGCAGAGCCTGGGCAATTTTCTTCAGCTGTTTCTCTTCTTCTTCCCCGATGCCGTCGTTATCAGCTACATCAAGACACAGGCAAAGAACATCGACAGCGTCATCCGTCCCGGCAACGTCAGCCAGTTCGCGCAACGCCTGAGCGTTGGCTGAACGTGGTGATGCTTCATAGCGAGCGCGAATATTCGAACTCATCTGGGCAATTTCACCAGCAAATGGCGCAAATGCAGGGAGGGCCGAAATAGTCTTCTCAAGCACTGCAATCTCTTTTGCATCGCAGGTGCCATCGGCGTATGCAATCGAGTACGCTCCCCAGACCGTGGCTTCTACGGCATCGCGGTTTTCCATTTTTTTCACTTCAACAACGGCTTTACGGGCTTTCTTTTTAAAAATACCGAACATAATTACGTCTCTCTTTAGTGGTGAGCCAACGCTCAGGGATGGTAACCACAAGGCGACGTAATACCGTCCCTCCTGGCTCACCCTGAAAAGTTGTGGTTTTGATTTTTCCGCCGAGCGAGGCGGCTATGAGCTTAAATAGATGAAAAATCACCATGGTACTGCCTGGAAGCAGCTACATACGCCCTGTGCGCTTCTTCTTTAGTGTGGAAGCGACCAAGTCGAATTTTTTTCTTTGCAATACTTATTTGCGCAATCCATTTTTTTCTATTGCGGGGGGAATCGTTGAAATAGACCCCTTTAAGTCCAGCTGCGTTATTGCTGTGTATCCGTCGATTGCGAGTGTTCTGGTTTTGTGTGCAGAGCCTGAGATTTGTAATACGGTTATTCAACTTGTCGCCATCAATATGATCAACAACAAGGGTTGACGGAATTTCACCGTATTTCAAGACACAAATTATTCGGTGCACACGTATATTCTTTCCATTGAAGAATACCCTTAAATACCCAGTATCAGTCTTGACGCCAAGAGTGTCGCCAGGACTTTTACTCCCAAAAGGTGACTTGCAATAAAGGATGCCCGTAGTTTCATCGTATGAAAAAAAGGTCCTAACCGTTTCAAGAGATAGATTCATGCCTACTCCTGGTAAGGGTCCTGTGGTTAAATAACGCCGAGCGTGGCGCAGATACGAAAAAGGCCCGCGAATGCGAGCCTGATGGATCCGCTTACTGATACGGAGCTACCAACCTAAGTTGTCGCAGATTCAAATTGTGGCCCTGCCTTTAAGTCACTTTGCGCACAGCTGGGACATGTAGTTTTCGCATCGTGATCGGGATTCGCTTCAGACGCTGGCCCCGCAGCCATTTAAGTGCCGGTTACGTTTATCCGGCGGCTTACGCCCGGTTAAGCCCTAAGGTAAGGGATTTGGCTGTGGTGGCTGGTGCTCCAGCAAATTACGCATTTCACTGACCGTCTGTTCAAACCGCTCGGTTTCCAGTTCAACACCGATTCCACTCCGCCCGAGCAGAGCAGCTTGCTTTATTGTGGAACCCGAACCAGCAAAGAAATCAGCTACGACATCCCCTGGCCGACTGCTTGCAGTAATGATCTGCTGAAGCATATCGGCAGGTTTTTCGCATGGGTGCTTACCTGGATAAAACTGAACCGGCTTATGTGTCCAGACGTCGGTATATGGCACCGTGACCGACACGCTAAATGGGCGCCGTAACCGGTAATACTCCTGCTGAAGTTCAGAATACTTCCGGTTAAGTGATTGCCAGGTAGCGACAAGCTGGTGGTGAGGTTTTCCCAGTTCGTTGCGTGAGTGCTTATCCATGGCGATTTTTTGAAACAGAGCCTGCAACTTCAAATAATCGGCTTCATTCGGCAGTTGCCACTGGCTAAGGCCAAACCAGTGGGAAACCATATTTTTTTTACCCGTGGCTTCTGCAATCTGGGCCGACGTCACGCCAAGAGATTCCCGGGCATCCCGGAAGTAAGAAATTAAAGGCGTCATGACGTGTTGCTTTAACTCATTACACTTTGCGGCATATCCATCGTCTTTGGGCCTGTATGGCCCCTGATAATGGTCGGCAAAAATGATACGCTCAGTGGCCGGGAAATAAGCGCGTAAACTCTCCTTATTGCAGCCGTTCCATCGCCCTGATGGTTTAGCCCAGATGATATGGTTGAGCAGGTTAAACCGCTCTCTCACCAACAGCTCAATATCCGCTGCCAGGCGGTGCCCACAGAACAGATACATGCTGCCGGCAGGTTTTAACACTCGCCAGAACTGTGCCAGACAGCTATCCAGCCAACGTAAATAGTCCTCGTCCCCCTTCCATTGGTTATCCCAGCCGTTTGGCTTCACCTTAAAATAAGGCGGATCGGTAACAATAAGATCAATGGAGTTATCGGGTAGCGATGGGAGGTATTGCAGGCAATCAGCATTGATTAATTCAATACTGGATATTTTTACAGTATTTTTCATAGATCAGTAAGCGTAACTCTGATAGGCTCACTTTGCTTTTGCGCTAAAGCAGTGGGCCGTGGTTAGCTTGTGACCTGAAAGCATGAGCTGATGGCTGGTCGGGTGCTACAACACCCACCAGCCGCCCATTTTCACAGCAAAAGCCCCCATTACTGGAGGCGCTTATAACATCCGAACTGATAATCAGATAACCCCGCCATTACCAGCTGCGTAAGTATGAGCTGGCAGCGTTCGCGGCTCAGGTGAGTATTCTGAGCAATCTCCCCAGCCGTAGCCGGTTTGTCACTCAACTCATCAAAAACAGCCTTGGCTGTTTCCGTCATATCTTGCTGATTTAGCATGTCTTTTACCTCAAATAAGTGGTGTGACATACAGATAACTCTGGTGACGGTATCCAGCAAGAACTAATTGAAAGAGAAGAAGATTTTATCGATTTTAGCCCATAAAAAAACCCGCTGCTGGCGGGTTAATCAACGTTGAACATACAAAGCCCATCGTTATAGATAAAATTACACAAAAGCGGCAACTTTGCAAGTAACGCGTCGCTAAATTATGCGATATTTATCAAATCAGACACCTTTGTCACACGTTTAAGTTGTGAGTCGGTATAACTCTCTTCCTCAAAGCATTTTGTAACCAGACTTTCATAGAAAGGTTTCCAGCTGTATCGCCAGGTACGTTCTGGCAGACCAGGCAGCTCAGAGAGCATACCTCTGTAAGCATTTGAAGACTTAGGACGACTATAACCGCGGCCTTCACAACGTTTACATACTTTGTAGACAGGCACTCCCTGTAGCTCTGACTCTTTACGGTCCAGGGTTTTTCCCGTACCGCCACACTGGCATCGCTTGCTGATTTTCCCGGTGCCGCCGCATTTGAAGCAGAGAACATGGTCAATCTCTTCCACCTGACGTTTTACTTCAAAATCCGAAGGTGACTGCCCGAGGTCTTTTGCCCATTGCGGTAATCTCATTTTGTAGTGGCTTTTTTCCACCATTGAGGTTTTTTTTATGAAGCCTGAACCAGAACACTTCCTGCAATCTACGCTGTCAGCTGCAGACGAGGCATAGTCGTTATAAGCGAACCGAGCTATTATCAGCATACACAGCGGGAACTTCTTCCCTGCTGCTTTTCTTATCGATCGAGGCGCTTTTGATTTTGCATATTCAGCCAACCAACTGACGGATGCCTTTCTGTCATGTTCGCTGATTCCAGCTTTACCCAAAAACATCGACAGGCCTATTCCTGCCTCTGCCTGTGTCATCCCCAGAGCCGCCATTACATCTGTCACAGTAAGTTGCTCGCTGGCGGTTGCACGGCCGCTATCAGAAATATGCATTCCTTTGGGAGCGAAAAATTTGGGAATTGATTCAATATTCATGCTCAGTACTCCATACACTCAAGCTTTTACAATGACGCCGATACCCATTACCCGATCCAGAAAACGAGCCCACAGCTCTAACTGAGTGCCATATTTCCTTTCGAACTCTGATGTATTGGCGTGTAATTCATCGTGATGCACTCTGCACAGTGGTATCACGAAGAGATCATGGGCCTTGGTGCCAGTTCCCCCCAGACCATTCCCTATTATATGGTGTGGATCGTCTGATGGTTGCCTACAGCATTCACATGGCTGAGTTTTAACCCAACGAGTGTAAACTTCGCAGGTCCAGCGCCGGCGCTTTGGGCGGCGCATAAATGATTCGGGGCTGTTCGGATCGACACTAAGCCTCAGAATGGGTTTACTTTCAATCTGAGGTTGCTCAATGAGTACGCTGGCGTCCGCCAGGTCAATGCCCTCAACAAGATCCTGAAGGATTTCACCTGCAGCAAATGACGGGACAATATCGCTATCCTTATAAACGGACAGGAAAGGTTCCTCAGGCAGTCTTAAGGCCTGCTGCGCCATCGTCTCGGTTATTGCGTCAGCAATGCCGGATTTCACAGCCCACCAGCAGAGCTCCGCCATCGATAATTCGCGCTCCTTATTGTATCCAAGGCTGATCAGCACCCTTTCAATCACCCAATGCACCAGATTCTGATAAGCCAGCTCTGACAACATTTCGGTGGTCTGCTCACGTAATTCATTATCACAATGCCAGCAGACAACCATGGCGCCAGGCGGATGCCGCATAGTCACTAATTCATGGTGGTGATAATGGGAATGCGGGTACTGGCACTCTCTGACATGTCGTAGAAGCCAGGCCTCAAGAGCGTTTATTCCACCCGCTGCGTTAATAACCCTCTCATCCCTCATGAAAAAACGCAGAATGTCCATTTCTGCAAGAGGCTGACGTGCATCGGCGATCCGCCCAGTGGGCAGTGTTTTCATCTTCTCTGGCTGACGCTCTATCAGGACACGGCCGCCGGTAAAGAGAGGCATCAATTCACGACCGGGTTTGAAAAGAACAACACCGAGACGAGACACGACTTCAGGGGTCAGTAATGCTCTCACTGAATGCCCCCAGAAAGCTCTTTATCGTGGGTATATTCCCCATTCCAGGATCGCTTCATCGGCAGTTGTCCCTTCAGATACTTACGATAAAGCCAAACAGCCCCATCGCGCAGGAGGACGGGCTGGTATGTTGTGAAACTGGCGGCGGCGCTCGGTGAAACTTTTGTGCTCTTCTCGGTGAGATACTTATCCCTGACCTGAGATCTGACACGCCATTGAGCGTGATTGCCGTTAGGATTGTCATCGTAAAGCCAGTTAGAGCTCTGTAGGAAGGCGCTGACTTTACTAACGTTGACACCATTCAGACGTTTGCAGAACTGCACTGGGGATAAGCCGTCGGTAAACAGGTTTTCAAGATGATCGATATATTGAGCCTGCCGGTGACTTAAAGCCTCAATCCTCTGCCTGGCTTCATACTCATCAGCCCACGCCCTGGCAGCTAGCGCCGGGTTGGAAAAATCAGGATGCGTATGGCTTATCGCTGATTTTGCCTGCTGCTCGCAACTAATGAAATAACGCCTTACCTGACGACCTTTTTCATTGCGTTCTACCATCGCTAACTCTTTACCCATATCGATGGTGACCATGTAATCCACTGCCGGGCGCCCGCCGAGTGGGTTTTCGCCAGAACTGGCGATAACTGTATAATCGATGTTTTCAGCAAAACCGTACTGGCTAATACGAGACTTTATCCAGTTGCTGAAGTCACGACCGACCCCAAGAAAATTATGCAGTCGCCTGGCGCTGACCAACGAAGCTCTCTGATCGCCCATTGTGCCCTGCATTACCGGAATTACCTGATGCAATTGATTATCGACAGGCGTAGCTACGCCCATAACATGGTTAGCCATATTTATCTCCATACACTCTGAAGTGACGAAAGGGCCTGCACGCCCGTTTCGTTTGCACCATTCGACATTACTGCCAACTCGCAAATCTTTCAACCCACAGCTGTACATACATCCACCACTTTTTGATAGCAGACTATGGTGATTTCTACCCTGCCTCCTTTGACGATTTCACCCCATTCAATAGCCATACGCTTAACCTGGTTGTCGTCCTCCCAGATACCGGCATAAGTCAAAGCATCAAGAAGTGCCTTGTTGTAATTGTCCAGGTCACGCCGGCGATAGTCTGGCGGATAGAGAATAATTTCTACAGTTGCTGCCGCGGTAGATGGTTTTGGTATTGCACGCAGTTGCTCAATGATCGCTGAACGTACTGCATGTTTGAATTTACGGCCGGCTGCGCTGACAAGGTGTTTACCTTTTGCGGGCCCTTATTTGGGGACCGCCAGTAGGTGTTCACGCTGGGTGGGAATGGAAGAATAAATTTCATTCTGCCTCCAGCACTATTTTCAACTCAAACGGAACATCTCCTCCGCAATAGCAGAGCGGGCCAAGGTCAGACATGAGGCTCCACAAGGTCATTGACGTATAGCCATTTTCGTCTGTTATCGGGGGCGAAAAGTCCCGAAGAGCCTCGGGTGCTGGATTCGATTCTGCTCGTGTTGTTTTTCCAAATGTCTGAGGGAGACTTCATTGAGTTTCACTTTTACGATGCTGTTGAGATTGACCGATATTTCTCTGGCCAGCAGCGCAGGGGTGATGCTGATACCGCGAGAAACCCCGCGGCTGATTGTGATAACACCCTTTTTCTCTAACGCCTTGAGGTGCGTTGCTGCTGCATTGGGGGACCGGCACCCCAGCATGCCGGTCAGTTCGTAAGTTGTAGGCGGAAAACCATGTTTACGCTGATATTCGATCAGGAGGTCAAGGACCTCCTGCTGCCTTAAGGTCAAGGAAGTCATGCTGCCTGCTCCTCTCTGTTCACGCACATTTCGGGTAAGTTAGCGCGTACCAGCGCTTCGGCGAACGGCGGCGGGACGGCATTTCCACAGCGCGCAACCTGCTTATCTTTCGCGTATTTCACGCCGCGGTAATCCTGGTCAATGATGTACCACTCGGGGAAGCCCTGCGCCCGGTAAAGTTCGTGTGGCTGCAGCATGCGCATGCCGATATCAACGATGCGGTAAGTCACTCCGCCGATTTCCACCAGCCCGGTGCATTCCTCTCCGCAGTATTCCTGCAGGAACGACAGCACCTGCTGCGCTCGCTCTTCGTCATAGTCCTCGACTGCCAGAGTCGTTTTAACCTCGCCTACGTGCTGGCCACCAGCAGTGATAGTCGGCATCGGCTCGTCAGTGCGCTGGCCATCGCGGCATGTACCACGGAGCTTGATCAGATGAGACGTAACCATTGCGGCATCAGCCTTTGTCGTCATGGTTTGCAATGGCTCGCTAACGTCACGTGGCCTGCTCTGCCCAGCGCGACCGCCAACACCAACAATCTGAGCAGTAACCAGCGCATGATGATCGACGGTAGTAACTGAATGAGCTGGTTCATCCAAGTCAATACCGGCGCCCTGATAATTCCCGCCATAGTGTTTCGCCAGGAATGCGGATACCAGTTGCGATTTACCGCCGCCGCCCGCGGTGATTGTTGCGCTAGGTTCGTCGGCACGGTGTCCGATGCTGGCGCCGAACTGCCGGGCGATAACCGGAGCGACGACACAGGCGCGCGATTCTTTCATGATGGTGTGAGCGGGTTTATCGAGCGGGCGTGGTTTAGCCTGGTACTCGCTGCCGCCATTGCCAGCCAGGAACGGAGCCAGCTCTGCTTCAACAATACCCATAGCGTGACCATTCCCGCCAGGGCGTTTTGCGGTACCGGCCGTCACCGTCGGCAACGGATCGGTGACTTCCTGCCCGGTAGCTCCGGTTCGGAATTTTGTCAGATGAGGTACCGCAATTGCGTAGCCGTGGGTTTTCGTAATCGTCTGTAGCGGATCGTCCAGCGCCTGTCCCCGGAAACAGTCGTATTTGCCACGTGTCGTTGTGTGATTGCACTTCACAATGAATGGCGAAGCACTTTCGATAACAAAGCGCTGAATGCCGCGGGCAATCCGTTTTAGCGTATTCTCTGCCAGTGACTTCTTGCGACCGAAGATGCTCGGCGCGGGGATTGACCAGTCTATGCATTCCGCAGCTGTACGCCACGGTTCCAGCTGGCCCGCCAGCACGGCGGAAGACTTCGGATCCCCGTGCGTGGCTTCCGGCCAGACTATCGGTTTCCCGTCCCGGCGCATCACCATGAAGAACCGCTTACGGATGGTCGGCGCGCCATAATCGCAGGCGCGCAGCTCGCGAAAATCGACGACATAACCCAGCCCGGCAATTAAGCGCTTGGCCTGCTCGCTATCCGGTGAAAACTCCAGAAACTCGCAACACTCCCCCAGTGCAGGATGATCTGCTGGAATACCGGTGGTAAGCATCCCGACAAATGCATTGAAAGTTTCACCGATGCGTGTCGGATCCGGTCGCATTTCTGCCGCGAGTAACGGACCCCACGTTTTAAACTCTTCGACGTTTTCCAGCATCATGACTCGCGGGCCAACATCCAGCGCCCAACGAATGACGATCCATGCCAGCCCTCGAATAGCTTTCTCTACTGGTTTAGCTCCTTTCGCTTTAGAAAAGTGACGACAGTCAGGCGAGAACCATGCCAGGCCGACAGGCTTGCCACTGGTAGCGGCTAATGGGGATACATCAAACACACTTTCGCAATAGTGAAGCGTGTCGGGATGGTTAGTGCGGTGCATAGCAACGGCGTTAACATCGTGGTTAATCGCGATATCAACGCTACGCCCTATCGCCAGCTCAATACCTGTACTGGCGCCACCGCCACCAGCAAAATTATCGACAATAATCTCACGCATGAGCGGTCCCCCTCATGCTGCCGACCAGCCCACCTGCAACGGTGATGATTTCGCTGGTGGGCACGCGCTCCAGCCACAACTGGTTAATGTGGGCCTTCAGCTTGTTCTGCTGGGAGAGCTCCAGATCCTCTGCGCCTTGTACCTGTCCAAAGACGAGTCCAACTTCCAGTGGCCAGATCCGGGATTCAGGCTCAGCCAATGATGCAACAGCATCGGGGATGATCACTTCAGGAGACTGAACTGACGAAACTGGTGACAGGAATTTTCCTGCAGCAAACTCAGCCAGCGCCATACTTGCGCGCCCTTTTGCTTCCAGCTCAACGCGATCGATATAGCTAAAATGTTCACCGCGCCAGGTCTTATCAAATACCGCAATGGCCCCGGCAAAGAATGCGCTGGTGGGCTTCTGCTTTTCGTCGGCCGGCACAAACCACGTTGGGAGATCGAATCCAATACGACCACGAATAAACATGATGTGATCGGCATATTCCGGCCACCATGTTTCACTTGTTGCTGACTTCACGAGGTAAATGTAACGACCACCCTTTTCACGCTGCTCGGCGGTATAGTTCATAATATGAGTCATGCCAGTGATGGCTTGTTTTTCATGGTACTGCGAACGGCTGTACGGCGGATTAGCAAAGGCCGCTCCTCCGAGTTCTACCAAACGACCAGACCAGTCCTGCGTCAGCGCATTATCTTCAGCGGTATACCATGCCGGACATTTTGTATTGCTGTCGTCTGCAAACAGGTCCAGTACCAGCGGGCCAAACATAGCGTTAACGCCCCAGAACAGCAGATCAGGGGTACGCCATTGATCCCCGACTTCTTTCAAATAATGCGCACTACGCTGGCGTTGTTCCTCAAGTGCCAGGCAATAAGGGCTGATGGTTTTTGTTAAAGTTTGCTCTTCTGCGGTCATTGCTTCTTGTACTTCCTGACTCATAGTTTTCCCCTGCGCTGATCAGCATCAACAAGTGCTCTCAGTAACCAGTAACGGCGATCAAAGCTGAAAAGGTCATCTCTGAGGAGTGCATATTTTCTGCGAAAAATAACGTCGTGCTGCCACCAGTAACGCCAGTGATGCAAACGCACAAGGCGCCGGAGACTTATCAAAATCTTCTTCAATCGGAGCACAAGTCACCTCCGCAGTAATTTCCAGCCAGATAGCATGACCCGGCAGAATCATTCATGTTTCTGGCGTTTCGAACAGAAGCATTCTTAAGACGCAGGTATCGCTCTCTTGCTTTAGCCGTACAGTTGCTGTCACAAAGTTGCTGCCATACCGTCGCCGCACGGCGGTAATAGCGTTTCTCTTCCAGCTTTTTGGCTGTCGCTTCAAGGGCAAGAATCTCCCCGAAAGCCCACCAGGCAGGTACTCTTCAATATCGATGGATCCCGCTACGAAGTAGATAAACCCACCAGTAACTTCAACGCTGGCAAGTTCCCCGTCGTAGTAAAGGCGATGAACAGCGCTCTTCACTGTTACCGGTTTGGTTTCAGGAAATGCCGCAGTGATATCGCGCAGCATTTTGCCTGGATTCTTCTCAATAAATTCAAAGATCGACTTGGCTATGTTCATCCCCGGAACCCCGTGGAATCGTGGTTTGTACTGGACTAATTGAATTAACATCCCGCGGTCTGGTTTTGTCCCACGACTCCCTTGGCGGGCGGCCTTTAGCATTCCAACGGATAGCGCTTTGCAGATATCCCTCGAATTTTTTAGGGCCGAAAAGTGTCTCGGGTCGCATGTACTGGTATTGCTCGTCGTTGCCATGCCAGTGCTCATGCTTGACGTCAATTACCAGTTTCAAGTCGCTAACGGTATGACCTTCGCGGAGGCGGGCGCGAATGTTCTCCAGCGAGGTCTTAGATTTCTGGTAACGGGAACCGCTGACCAGATTCAGGTGTGCCAGAACTTCGATCGCGTTATCGGTAATAACAACTTCAGGATCCGGCTTATCGTCGGGTTCCGCAGGAGCCCGACAAGAAGGTTTTTTAGATGACGGATCTAATGACGGATCTAATGACGGATCGCCTTCAACCATTGAGGGGTCCTCCCGCAATATTTGAGGGGGTACAGACCCATTATTTGAGGCATCAGAATTTGACCCCTCAAATTTTGAACCCTCAAATTCTGAGGCATCAAATTTTGATTGTTCACGTGGCGTTGCGTAGAAAATTTTTGCTTCAGCTGCTGCACGTTCCAGCATGTCAACATTGAGTTTATAAACGTTCGAATTATTCTTTCCGCCCACGCGCCGTTCCTGCTTCTTCAGCCAGCCTTTAGCCTGAAGCTTTTTGATAGCGCTGCGGACAGTATTCTCGCTCTTGGCGCCGATCTGTCGCTGAATAGTGGTAACCGCTGGCCATGACACCCCTTCGTCATTACTGAAGTCTGCCAGGCGAGCCATGACCGCTATTTCAGAGATTATCAGCCCTTTGAAAGCGCATGCTTCCCATACGAGGCCGTGTAATTTACTGCTCATGGCTGCCCTCTACTTCCCTGAACTTGCGTTGAAACTGATCGAGTGGGCTAAAGCACTCGTGGGAATAGCCTTCCCGCAGGTAGATGACGCGACGTGTCTCAGGCTCCCAGCGGATAACTCTGACTGGATTGCCATAGTGGTCTTTGAACTTCCGGTTAACTTCTCGCATAGCGCTTTAGCCCTCCGGTTAAAGACCCCCACAACTCCGCGTGCCCGACTGTGGTTACACTCGACCCATTTACCGCATACCATGCGCTCATACCGAAACGACGAAACGCCCGGGATCGGGTACATCCGTAGTTGCGGTAATTGAAGATTTACGATTAAATTGCTCATGCGGATTATTTCTCCATACACAAAGATTTATTCGCCACGACGCCCGGAGCTGCACACTCGCGGGCGTCACTCTTTTCTGGCAGACAATAAACACGAGAAATCAGGTTGAGAAACGTCATCAACGTGACCCGGAACTGGTAGGCGATATCATTCAGGCTTTGCCACTCGCCATGTGTAACCACCCCATCATCGATATATTCCCGATAGGCGCTGACCAACTCGCCAAGCTGACCCACCAGCTCCGCAAGCTTCAAACCAATCTCTTCGTTCTCGTCTTCATGAGCAGCGCCAGATACATGGATTCCGTTGTCGGTTTCACGCGAAAAAACATCGGCGATGTAGCTAACACCTGCGGCCTTCTGCAAGACCATTGCCCAGCCCATAGGGAATATCTGATCTCCACCAGTACGCAGTCGGTTAAAGATCGCGTCCTGGGTGGTATCCAGAATCTCAGCGGCTTCGATATAGCCACCAGGTAACGCGGCTATAGTTTTACGGATCGCCGCCACCAGCCATGCTGGCTGCTTTTCGACTTTCCAGTGTTGTTCAATCATTGCTCTATACCTCTGTTGGTGTATGATTTCTAAATCAATGACCTATCGAAAAAAACGGGATAAAAAATGCAGAACCCGCTCGCCAAACTTTCCCTGGATTACTGGTACAAAGTTATGATCCTGATAGGCGCTTTTATTTTTCTTCTCAACGGTGCCGGACTCCTTCCCGCGTACCCCACAGCAGTCACAGGCTTCATATCCTCTGGACTTTTCTTTTGGGGTCTTGGCGAATGGATGAATCACCCTTATCAGGAGGTGTTGACCTTGGATCCCTTTAACCGCCCGACTGGCAAGATATCTGGGCATCCACGGAACGCCTGTCTTATTGGGAATATCTTTGATTTGATTGGATTCGTACTGATCATCACAGGGCTGATTAAACTCTTCTAAATGCCAGCCAATCAGAGTAACCGTTCGGCCATCATGACTATGCTTTACCGAACCGGGTGCAAGATTTTCCAGCACTTGAAACATATTCTTAAGCTTGTCCCCCACTGCTTACCCCCTACGTCTGTGGTTTCTGTTACACCCCTGAAGCGCTATCGTTCTCATTAGCACCCTCGCCATAGAGCAACCAATGAGGATCGCAATGCAGGGCTGAAGACAATTCAATGATGTAACGGGGCCTCTTTGTTAAACCCGCCTCGATCGCTTGTAATGACTGCTGGGTCATTCCGACCAATTCAGCCAATTGCGCTTGTGAGAGATTCATCTCTTCACGTTTATTCTTTAATCTTTGAGAAATTGATCCCATAACACCTCCACAGTTTTATCTGTATTTTTGAACAGATACTACTGTTTGTCAATCACAGTTTAAACTGTGACCATGAGGCCATGGGAATGGAGGAGCTATGAGCCTTGCAGAACGCGTAAAACAAAAAAGAATCGAACTTGGTCTTACTCAAGAGCAAGCAGCTGAAAAGGCAGGAATAAGGCAACAATCATGGGCCAGCATTGAGGATGGAAAAACTAAAAAGCCTCGCAACATAGTAGGAATAAGCAAAGCACTTAAGTGCGACCCAACATGGTTGATGAACGGTGGGCCTTTCATGGCTCTGGCCGATGTGAATTCAAGGAAAGTACCTTTGATCAGTTACGTCCAGGCTGGGGCGTTAGCAGAAAAACACCCTATTGATGCATTTGATGGTAGCTTCGAATACATCATGACTGACCTTGATATTTCTGAGTTTACTTTTGCACTAAGGATAGAAGGTGATTCAATGGAGCCTGACTTTAAAGAAGGCGACATTATCATTGTTGATCCCGAGTTAGAGCCCGTTCCGGGCGAGTTTGTTGTTGCTAAAAATGGTGAAAATGAGGCTACTTTTAAAAAGTACCGTCCTACATTTACCGATATTTCAGGCCGCCAGCAATATGAACTGGTCCCCCTTAATGACGACTACCCCACCATTAATAGCTCTGAACGCCCGTTGAAAATTATCGGCGTAATGGTCGAACATAGAATTTACAGGCGAAAAAGGTAAATCCTTCCTCACATGAACCGGCCGGCGCCGGTTTTTTTACGTCTTTAGTTTCATAAAAAACAATAAATTACAGTTTTTTTAGTATAGTTCATCACTCAATACAGTTTTGACTGTTGACTCATTAACAGTTTTATCTGTATTATTAATCCATCAACAGCGAATAGGCAGGACGCCCACGAAGTAGCCGCCCGGGGCATATGAAGACCGGGATGATTCGCTAACAGATAAACCAAATAGGAACAGATCATGGCGAGCAAAGGCATTGAAAACCTTATCAAGGACGCACTAGCAAACGGCTGTCATGTAGTCCGTAAAGCGCATCGCTTCGAGGTAAGCAAGAAAGGCCAAAAATCAATCACTCTTATTATTTGTGAAGATGGCACAGCTTACCGCGGGGATATTGATCTGACGATAGCCATAGCTATTCGCACTCAGAAAGAAATGCGCAGCATCCTCGGCCTGCCGGCCAAGGCAAGTTAATGACCACAGGTATCTTCGGGAGGGGTTGCGGGGCTGGATTGACCACCAGCAACAGAAACTCACCCGACACACAGCAGCCGTTTAGCCCACGGCGTCGGGGGTCCAGTATTCCTGGATTAATACTGTAGGGGTTGAGCCGGTTGGTCGCCGGCGCCCCGCCCGAAGATACTTGATGCAACAAAAAAGCGCCCCATAGGACGCTTCGCTCTTTAACAATCTGGATATCTTTAACATCAGTAACTGGCTGGAGGTGCAGAGTCTGTATCAAACACATTCTGACAGGAGGGACATCTGCTTTGATTGAAACTCGCATACATACTCACCTGTTGAGGTTGCAGTATGGATACTTTATTTGCAGCAAAACAATGTGGACAAAGATGCACGGTTATTTCCGTATCACCCACAATCTGCTTCTTGGAATACACCAGAGAACCAGAATCAAACTTATTCAGAACATAGCCTTCGGTTTGGCTTTTGAAGTCTTCAAACTCTGCAATTTTTGCTTTGAGAAGCATTACCTTCTCGTCACGAGAACGGATGGCATCACCAAGAGAGAAACATTCAGCTTGGAGGGTGATTAGTTTGTTCTGAAGCTCAATAGTTGCAGCTTTAACTTCAGCATCAGTTTTCGCGTCATTAATGACTTTTGCAAGACCCGCAGTCTCCTTTATCGCGGTCATAGCCGCGGATAGTTCAGCTATCACTATGAATACTCATCATGTTGTTGGGGATATCCAGATTAACCGAATCCTTGTTGTTGGGGAATAACCAGGATCCACCTCGCCTGATGTGGGTAAAAGCAGGCACACAACATGAAAGCGCATTCCATCTTCCATCGGTCGTGGGGACTGGTTTGTAACTGAAGGAGTGCGCTTCCAGTTGTGAACGGCAATATTCGCAACCGTTGTATGGCACATGCAGCGTTAGCGGCCTGAGAGTTCCCTTGATCCATGCGCTCTCAGAACAACCGGAAATGTGCAAGCTAAGTGTTTCAGGCACGACGTGCGCCCCACCAGCGCGGCGAAAAGGTGTGACGCCCGGGAAGAGTCCGGGACACAACGATGAGGGCATTGACGAGCAAGGCACAGAGTCTGGTTCGATTCCAGACGCCAGGATAGTTCTATATCTGGTGATGGGCAGGGAAAAGGTCCGTTCGATTCGGGCACCGGCAGTGCTCTCTTCGTTGTGGTAATTGCGGCTATGCGCACGTGGCGAGCCAACCCGTTCATGGAATGCGTTTCCGGGCAGTGTACGTCGCCGGTTATGGCTTAACCCGGCAGGTGGAGGCACCACCGCCACAACCTAGTTAACTGTGCTGTGTGTAGTCTTGGCGGTTATCCGTTTTCCACTATCCAAAGGAGGAAGAGGATAACGTTCTGATGGATAACCGCCCTTTTTACACAATACACAAGAGCATCACCGGGCGACGGGCTCATTACCCAATCCACCCGGGCGGCGTCCTAACCGCAGGTGCTCTTCTGTGTTGTGTACGGAGAAATTCCCGGCGGTGGCAGCCGCCTTTCGAGAGGGTAAAACCATGAGTAATGATCGCATGACAGTCGTGCCTGATTTCCTGGGCGAACTGGACGCCGGCGTATTCATGAACAAGATTGCGGCGGCTCTTAATACCACCGCACTCGGCGTTCTGAATAACGGCAACAAAGGCAAGGTAGTCCTCACCTTTGATTTTGAGCGTATGGGCAACTCTGTTGAAGAGAAGCGCGTCAAGATTAAGCACAAGCTGAACTACAGCACCCCTACTCCCCGCGGCAAAGCGTCGGAAGAGGACACCACCGAAACACCAATGTGGGTTAACAAAGGCGGCAAGCTCACTATCCTGCAGGAGGATCAGGGGCAACTCTTCGGTATCACCGGCACGGTGGACGGAAAGCTTAAAGCGGCTCAGTGATCCGCCCGCACAAATTCACTGATACCACTTCGCTAATCAGTTAATAAGGAATTTTTATGTCTCAGTTAGACAGCGGTACTTTTCAGCAAGTCAAAGACCTGGTGCTTTCCGGTTATCACCTGAACGATATCCCCGGCCTGGCCTGCCCAACCGCCCTGTTACCTCAAAATACAAGCGTTGAAAGCCTGGAGCGTTTTGCTTTTGAGCGCTTTCGTTTCCGTGGCGCCATGGACACAACCAGCATTGATGATTTCGTTCGCTATTCTGTCGCCTATGCCCAGGAAGAAGAAAAAGCACGTTGCTTTATTGATGCCGATAACATGCTGGCTCGTTCTATCTTCAATATCGGCACGTTGGACAACCCAGGCCACGCTGATAACGTCGCCTCGATCAAGCTTAAGAAGACAGCGCCCTTCCGCGCGTTACTGTCGATCAACGGCGATCACCTTAATCAGAAGAAAATCGCCGAATGGCTCGAAGACTGGAGCGACTATCTCACTGCGTTCGATGCTGACGGACAGACAATGAAAATTGCACAGGCAGCGCAGGCGGTTCGCCGTGTCACTATCCAGCAAACTAATGCCGCCGATCATGAAGACGGTGATTTCAGCGGCAAAAAATCGCTGATGCAAAGTATCGAAGCCAGCAGTAAAGATGTTATGCCGGTCGCGTTTGAGTTTAAGTGTGTACCCTATGAAGGCCTGGGCGAACGTCGTTTCAGTCTGCGCAACAGTCTGCTGAAAAGTAGCGACCCGGTTTTCGTTCTGCGTATTGTCCAACTGGAGGCCCAGGAAGAAGCGATCGCCAATGAGTTCCGTGATCTGCTGGTTGGCAAGTTCGACGGCAAGCCGGTAGAAACCTTTATCGGCAACTTCAAAGCCTGATTGCTCTCCATTAAATCCCCGTCGTTGCGGGGATTTATTAAAGCGTAATCCTGCAATTAATCGCCACCTGGCGAGGGATTCCTACACCCAAAAATCAGCGCTGTGCAGAGCGCAATTAAATGGAGAAATACGATGAGCTTTATACAAACGTTCACAGGCAAGCACTTTAACTATCTCGCTATCCAGCTGGATGCCATTGAGATCGAAGATATCGCTAACGCGCTCTCGAATATTTGCCGCTTTGCTGGCCATCTTCCGGAGTTCTACAGCGTCGGTCAGCACAGCGTGTTAACCAGCCACCTGGTACCACAGGAGTTTGCACTTCAAGCACTGCTGCACGATGCCGCAGAGGCTTATTTGCAGGATATTCCAGCACCGCTTAAACGCCTGCTCCCGGACTACCGCGCCATTGAGGATCGGGTTGATGCTGCTATCCGTCAAAAATTTGGCCTTCCATCTGAGCAGCACCCGACCGTGAAGTATGCCGACCTTGTGATGCTGGCCAGCGAACGTCGCGACTTTGAAATCGACGACGGCACCCACTGGCCGATGCTCGAAGGCATTATTCCCACCGACCAATTTGTGATTAATCCCGTCCGCCCTGGTCAATCTTACGGCATGTTCATGAACCGCTTTAACCAACTGATGGAGCGGCGCTAATGCCACACGTGAAAGTGAAAGAATTGGTTGCTGCAGCGTACGCTACGGCACCTGACCTACCACCAGCAGCAGCCCAATTAATGCAAGACATAGCGTCAAGGCTGGATGTGACCTTTGTCGCCCTTACAGAGGCAATGGACCAGAACACCGCTATGGCCGCGATGATAGCGAACCTGAGCGAGGAAAACAGAAATGGCTAAAAACTCGATCGATGCTTATGGCGCCAGCGGCAAGACAAACGTTCTGATGTTCGAGCCGGAAAATCTGCATATTGTCACTGACAGGGCTCACCCGCTTTACGATGAACGTATTCACTTACCTCTCAGTGAAGCCATGGTGCTGAACATCATAGACCAGGGTGTTCTGGAGCCGATTATTGTCTGGAAAGACCCGGAAACTGGATACTCCTGCGTGGTTGATGGCCGTCAGCGTGTCCGTCATACCCTGGAGGCTAACAGACGCCTGGCCAAAGAGGGTAAAACTCCGCTGCTGGTTCCGGCTGTCACTAAACGCGGTTCTGCTGTTCGCATGGCACAGGCAATGGTCAGCGCAAACGAAATCCGCCAGGCCGACACACCGCTGGGCAGGGCCAAAAAGATGGCTGATGCGCTGGAGCGCGGGCATGACGAGGAAGACCTCGCGCTGATGTTCGGCGTCAGTGTCCCCACTGTACGCGCTACGCTATCCCTTCTGGATGCCACTCAGGCAGTCAAAGACGCGGTAGAGTCCGGCGCAGTGACCGTTACCCAGGCACGGCAACTGGCATCACTGAAACCCGAAGAACAGCGGGAAAAGGTAGCCGAAGTCGAAGCGGCGACCGCTGGCACTACCGGTCATGAAAAAGCGCGTCGTCAGCGCCAGGTCCTCGGCGATAAGAAACCGCGCCTTAAAACTCGCAAAGAAATCACAAAAGCCCTCGAAGCTGCCAACGGTGAATACGCTGATGCTCTGCGCTGGGTACTCGGGGAGGCTGTATGAGCAACGACGGATTAACACTTAACCAACTGGCAGAGCGTAACGCAGTATTGGTCGCTGAGGTCGAGAAATTACGTGCTGAGCGTGATCAGCTGGCTGCGGAGAATGCGGGGCTGAAGCAGTTAATCGCCGAGAACTGGAATATGCGTGACCTGCTTCGTCAGTTAATGGCTGGACGCCCGGGCGGGGTATATTTCAACAAATGGGAGAAGCTAATCATTGGGGTGCTGAACGAAACCCACGCAACCGATCGCATCGTAGCCGGGATTAAGGCTGATGGGGTGGAGGAGTTCGTATCCAACACCGTGCATAAGATTTTTGATGAAAGCGAAGTAGTGTCAGCTTTGGCTTACCTTTCCCTGGCTAATTCACACGTGAAGCAGCTGCGCGAGGGGAACGACAAATGAGCAAACTAAACACGAAGCAACTCGAGATTCTTTCAGTAATAGCTTCCGGTGAGCGTCCCTACGCAACCTGGCGGCAATCACTCAAAGCGCTACAGAGAAGGGGGCTGATTACCCTCACTAGCTGCGGATACTCAATTACGACAGCAGGTTTGTCAGCGCTAAAGCAGGAGGTGCCGCATGACAACTGATATCACCGAACTTGCGCAGCGCAACGAACTGCTGATTGCAAACGGGCAGCAGACAGCCGACCTGCTACGCCACCTGGCAGATAACGAAATTGATTCTGACTATTTTGCCGTTGTGTCGGAGTGCGAAAGCTACGGGAAAGAAACTGACGCTGAGTTATCGATCACGGAGTTTGCCCTCCGTGCCGCTGGCTATGTTGATGCGCTGGTAGAGGCACTGGAGAAGGCGCAGGCAGGCGAGAAGCAATGGCGCGAAGTTGTCGATGCGTTCTGCACTGATGACGCCGACTGGCACAATCGAGCCTGTACATAAATTTGTGTAATTGCCTGATTTTGATATGTTCAATTCAACATCAAAGGCAGGTTACTTTATGGACGAAAAACAGTTGCAGGCTCTGGCTAATGAACTGGCCAAAAATCTCAAAACTCCCGACGATCTTAGCCAGTTCGATCGTCTGCTGAAGAAAATCAGCGTTGAGGCGGCTCTCAATGCTGAGATGTCTCACCATCTGGGGTACGATAAAAATCAGCCTAAACCGGGCTCCAATACCCGCAACGGCTACTCAACAAAGACCGTAGCGACTGCGGATGGTCCACTTGAACTGCGTACTCCCCGGGATCGCGAAGCCACCTTTGAGCCTCAGTTGCTGAAGAAAAACCAGACCCGCATCACCGGGATGGATAATCAGATTTTATCCCTGTACGCCAAAGGGATGACCACCCGCGAGATAGCGACTGCATTCAAAGAGATGTACGACGCGGATGTCTCGCCAGCGCTGGTCTCAAAAGTCACTGACGCCGTCATGGAGCAGGTTGTTGAGTGGCAAAACCGGCCACTGGATGCAATCTATCCTATTGTTTACCTTGACTGTATTGTCCTTAAGGTCCGGCAGGACAGTCGCGTCATCAATAAATCCGTGTTCCTGGCGTTGGGCATCAACATCGAAGGCCAGAAGGAACTGCTGGGTATGTGGCTGGCCGAAAATGAAGGCGCGAAGTTCTGGCTGAATGTGCTGACAGAACTGAAGAATCGCGGCCTGAACGACATCCTCATCGCCTGTGTCGACGGACTGAAAGGCTTCCCGGACGCCATAAACGCGGTATATCCGGAGGCCCGCATCCAGCTGTGCATCGTACATATGGTGCGCAACAGCCTGCGGTTCGTCTCCTGGAAAGATTACAAGGCCGTTACCCGCGATTTGAAGGCGATTTACCAGGCGCCGACGGAAGAAGCAGGTCTGCAGGCGCTGGAAGCGTTCGCCAGCGCCTGGGACAGCCGCTATCCGCAGATAAGCCGGAGCTGGACGGCAAACTGGGTGAACCTTGCGACGTTCTTCGCCTACCCGGCAGATATCCGCAAAGTCATCTACACGACCAACGCCATTGAGTCACTGAACAGCGTGATCAGGCATGCGATCAAAAAGCGCAAGGTGTTCCCGACGGATGAGTCAGTGAAAAAGGTCGTGTGGCTGGCAATCCAGGCCGCCTCACAAAAATGGACGATGCCGCTGAGGGACTGGCGCATGGCAATGAGCCGTTTTATCATCGAGTTCGGTGACCGCCTGAGCGGTCACTTCTGAGAAAAGGCATTTACACAGAATGGTGTACAGGCTCGCACAATCTGACTAACTCAAACAATGAGCTGATTGCTCTTTTGTCTCAGGCCTTGTGCAAGCAAGCAGACCGCATCGCCGAGCTGAAGTCCCGCACTGTGAAGTTGCCGCGCCCTGGGTTCATCACCATCTCAGGTGAGCGCATGGCCGTTTATTTGAAAGGTGATGTTGATGCAGCAATGTTGGCTGCAGGCATTGAGGAGGCTGAGTAGATGGATAAGCCACTTAACAAGCGCGAACGCGAATATATCAAACCGGCTGTAATTTATGACTGGGAAATTCATCTTTGGCCAGGCCGCAAAGATGGTGTCTGGGATGGCGATAAGATACTGCCAGTAAAGGTTGGTGCTATGGCTGAATCACTGATTAAAAGGGGATATCTGGAGAGGCTTGGGAGTGTAATTCGTGCCACCGAAAAGACGAAGGCGCTGAAGTGCCGCGCAGGTAACTGTTTATATGGTCGCCTTTATGACGATAACGATGTTGATTCGGGGAAGTGCCCTGATTGCGATGGCGGCATGATGTTTGAAGGAGCCAACCAATGACAAATAATCAGTTAACCAGAGAACGGCTGGAAAAAATTAAATCATGGCGTGAAACCTACGGTGCTGGAAGCAACGTAATGCTGCCAGCGGAAGAGGCTGAGGAACTGGCCCGCATGGCGCTGGCCGCAATGGACAGCGAGCCAGTGGGGTGGCGTTGGCGCTGGTCTGACGATGCCGAAGGCTATTGGCGATACACGGAAGAACAACGCGAGACTCGCGGCAGCGTAACCGCCCAGCCGCTCTATCGCCACGCGCAGCAGCCGGTAGTGCCAGAGGAAAAACCAATGCCAAATACACTGAGCATGTACGCCGTTGATGCAGTAGCTGCCATCGCCGAGGTGAAGGGCTGGAACGCCTGCCGCGCCGCCATGCTCAACCATCCATCAAGCATTCAGCCCAACACTGACGCAGCTCCCGGCTCTGAAATCAAACACCCGTCAAGCAACTCTCCGGTAATTCCAGAGGGGTACGTGATGGTGCCGATGAGGCTAACCGCTGAGAACGGTGCAAAAGCAGCGCTTCTCGGGGAATTCAATCTTGAATATACGCTGACATGCCATGAGTGTTTTGGTGAAGGGTGCGACGACTGCAGCGGCGAGGGAACCTGGACGAGCACCATGCCGATTGACTGGACCACCATCAAAGAAATCTGGGATAAGGCCATTAATCACTTCGCAGCCGCCCAGCGGGAGGTGAAAAGTGAGTAAAGCCGAATTATTTCAAAGGCTTCAGGCTCTCACTACAGATTTTCATACTCTGGCATGTGAGCTTGATATCGGTGACAAGCGCACAGAAGTTTTCGAAATTTACGAAGTTCTGCGCCGAGCTCAGCGTCGCGGTGCAGCTGGTGAAATGTTGGCTGCAACTAATCCGCTGCTTAGTCCTGGCATTCCTGATGATATGGAATGGACGAATTTCGAAAATGAGGATTAAGACTGATGCCCAGCAAACTTAAACGCCGGCGTTGGCGCAGTATGCGTGAGGATCTAGCCTGGTATAAAGCAGAGGCAGATGACTGGAAAGCCATAGCCCTTGAACATGCAATCGAACTGTCAGTTCTACGCAGACATTCGCTTCATGTTCCGTTACCAGTGCTTATTCCTGTGGAAATTATCCACCAACTAAATACAGGTAAACATAAAGATCACCCGTTATGTAAAACCTGTATTGACGGGCTACGCAGTGGTTGTTCGTCATGTGCTTATAATATTCGATAACCGGGTGCAGCCGGTGTATGGAGAAAAAATGTCACGTATGGTCTCTTTACTCGAATGGGCGAAAGATGAATTCGGTAGTGAAGCCCCTAGCGAGCGAGTATTAAAAAAATACGCTAAAGGTCAAATGATAGCGCCACCACCAATGCGAGTTGGACGGCGCTGGATGGTTGACAGAGAAGCTCGTTTTATAGGTGTAGTTGCTGAACCTCAACTTCCAATAAATGTAAACCCAAAATTGAGACGGATAATTAACGATGGCAGCTAGACCGCGCACTCATAAAATCTCTATCCCAAACCTGTACTGCAAGCTTGATAAACGCACCGGTAAGGTTTACTGGCAATACAAACACCCTATTTCTGGGCGTTTTCATAGCCTCGGCACAGATGAAGCTGAGGCAAAGCAGGTGGCAAGTGAAGCAAACACGATCATTGCAGAGCAGCGAACTAGGCAGATCCTTAGTATTAACGAGCGTCTGTCGCGTATGAAAGGAAACCGCGCGGACATTACAGTGACAGCATGGCTTGATAAATATGAATCCGTGCAGGAGGAAAGGTTGAAACACAACGAACTTCGACCAAATTCTTTTAGGCAAAAAGCTAAACCTATCCGGCTTTTTCGTGAGCATTGCGGCATGCAATATCTGAAAGACATTTCAGCACTAGATATTTCTGAAATAACAGATGCGGTTAAGGCAGAGGGTCATAATAGAATGGCTCAAATTGTTCGCATGGTATTAATTGATGTATTTAAAGAGGCACAGCATGCTGGACATGTTCCGCCAGGTTATAACCCTGCCCAGGCCACGAAGCAACCTCGAAACAAAATTACTAGACAACGTTTATCACTGGAGGAATGGAAGACTATTTATGAATGCGCTGAGCATCAACAGCCATATTTGCAGTGCGGAATGTTACTCGCAATAGTAACCGGCCAGCGCATAGGTGATATTTGTAATATGAAATTCACCGATATTTGGGATGATATGTTACATATTGTGCAGGAAAAAACAGGTACTCGTCTTGCCATTCCGCTCTCACTAAGAAATGAAGTACTAGATATTTCGCTACGCGATGTTGTTTCAAAATGTAGAGATGCGGTGGTTAGTAAATATCTGGTCCACTTCAGATATACCACCTCTCAGGCTAACCGTGGTGATCAAGTATCCACGAAAACTCTGACTTCAACATTTAAAAAAGCTCGGGACAAAAGTTGTCTTGCATGGGATGAAGGAAGCGCCCCAACCTTCCACGAACAGAGATCTCTTTCAGAACGGTTATACCGGGAGCAGGGCCTAGATACTCAGAAGTTACTGGGCCACAAATCGAAAAAGATGACGGATAAATACAACGATGACCGGGGTAAAGACTGGCTCGTTGTAGGTCAAAAAGCAGTATGA